CCTGAGCACAGCAACGCCCCTGCCGTCTTTGGGTCGGCAGGGGCGTTGTCTTGTTGTCAGCCAGTCAGCGCAGGCAGTCGCTCCGAGCGCTCCCGCGCGAGGGATGCGACCTCGTCGAGGTCGATCAGCGGCGCGCCGTGCGCCCCGTAGTTCCGCACCTTCCCAGCGCGCACCCAACTCCGGACCGTCGCGGAGGGAATTTCCAGCATCCGCGCGGCAGTTGCCGGGGACAGCAGGTTCGGCCCAGTCTCCGCGTCCGCCACTTCCGGGCCGTCCTCGACTGCCGGCTGCTTAGCCGTCTCCGGGTCGACGGGCGGAGGTGCCACGGGCGGAACCGGCGGCAGCACCGGAGCCAGCGAGAGGCCCGGAGTCGCGGGCACGATGATGGGTATGACGATCGGCTCTGCCGTCTTCGTCGGCCCTCCGCGCGGCTTGGTCCCGTGCGTCAGCAGCGTTCCCCCGAGCAGCGCAAGGGCCGGCCAACCCGCTACGACGAGGGACATAACGAACGTCACGTCCTCGGCGCCGAGGACCGAGAACGTGTTCGCGGCCAGGGTCGCGGCCAGGGCGACCAAGAACCAAAGCCACGGCATTACCGCCGCACCCCCACGCAGCGAGCGGGCGCGACGGAAAGAGGCGAGCAGCAGCAGGTCAACTGAGATGGGGTAGGCGTAGACCTGCCATCCGGTTTGTCCCGCGGCTTCCGCGACCGCCATGAGGTGGCTGAACGACAGGGCAGCGGCGATACCGGCCTGGATAGTCGAGGCGTCGACCTCGGCGCGTATGCGGGCGCCGAATGCGCGGAGTCTGGGGAAGGTGGGCATGTGGGTTTCTCCTCGGATTTCTGACGACGGGTAGGTGATGAGTCCCCCGGAGCGGAGTCGAACCGCTCCTACGACCATCGGGGGTGCCACGCGGCGGGGTTCAGTGTGCCCGCTCGCCCCCAAACCGGGCGTACGGCTTGTGACTGCCCTCGCACCGTGGCTTGGTCATGTCCTGAACCTTCCAACGCACGCCGATGCCGTCGTCCCGTGCTGGCCGATGCGCGCGCATTGTTCCGTCCTTGTTCACGGGACCGAGCCACATGCAGTAGTCGCAGCATTCGCGCTGAATTACCATTTGAACCCCTCGTTACCGTGGTGCGTTGAGCTTAAGTCCCCCGGAGCGGAGTCGAACCGCTCCTACGACCATCGGGGGTGTTGGGCTTTAGTTGGTCAGCTCATGCTGCTGAACGACAGCGTTGAAGATGTGCTCAGCGGTTTCGCCCGAGATGGTGACATGATGCCCGTAGTGGGTATCCCCGGACTCCGAGGTGTGCCCAGCATCCGCCCGCGAGATCTCCTCGCCGTCCATGTCAACGAAGGTGGCCCAAATCGCTTCCTGCGCCTCCCGGTGAGACATACCCGTCGCCTCCTCGATTGCGTCGGCGAGATCCGACGGGCCGAGCGAGCGACCGGGCATGGCCTCGAAAATCTCGGTGCACTGACTGAAGTCCACGATGTCTCCCATACGTTGGGGTTGGGTGCTTGCGTCCCCCGGAGCGGAGTCGAACCGCTCCTACGACCATCGGGGGTGTGTTACGCGGCTATCTGCTCGAGCAGCCAACCGAGCGCGCTAGGCGCGTCATCGGGTGCGATAAGGGGCGCGTCCTCGACGATGACCGGAGCGACCGGCGGGACGTAATTCTCCTCGTATGCTACGCCCGGGTACGCCGTGACCACATCGGCTGGCGTCAGCGCAGACGGTGTGCGGTAACCCTTGCGGAGATCACGGTACTTGTTCTTGTACGGCGCCCGCGCAGGCTTTCCGCGCAACTCCGTCAGCCGCGCCTTGACGTTACGCGTGTGCGCTGACTGCGCCGTGCGCTCCGGGCCCACGTGCTCGGTACGGATGGTGTGCTCAACGCCCTTGATGGTGAGGGTGGTTTCCAGTACGCGCACGGTGGCCATTTTGACTCCTTCTTCTTGCCGCTCTCTGCGGCGATGACGCAAGTAAAGCAGAGTTTCTAGCGTATGGCAACATACGCTAGAAACTAAGGTAAACATGCAGGTGGGGAGGGGTGTCAGCTACCGACACCCCTCCCCAATTCACTACGCGATGTGTACCCGCGCGGACGGAACCAGTGCGCATCGTCGGCAGCGCGTCAGCGGTCGCTTCGCCCATGCCGGCCAGACACGGACCGGGTCGGCAAGGTGGGGGCGCTCCTGATCGGCGTCGCACCCCGGGCAGGAATCACGCATGAGGCCGTAGCCGTGCGCGCAGTCGGGCGTGAAGCGCTCGACTCCGAGCCATACGGCGTACGCGTCTACGCGCTCGCCGGTTCCCCCTGTGACGAGGTACCGGTACCCGACGGGTGAAGCGCCCAATGCGTGGTGCGCGTTGAGTGCCGCGCCTGCGGGAATGATGCCGGTGTCCACCAGCATTCGCGCAGCAGCGCGTTCCGCGGCGCGTCGGGTCGACATACCAGTCTGCGTCCACACCTCGCCTACCGGGGCCCTAAGCCTGCGACGGTAGACGGTCCAGTTTTCGGGCCACTTGGTCATTCGCTCTCCTCCACCGTGTTGTTCAGCACGTGATCGATTGCGCGCTTGAGCGTCCAACCCCACTGGCCGACGTGTCCCGCGAACGGTTCGTAGTGCAGGTGCGTCATGCGCATTCGACCGGGCGGAAGATCGCGGCTGTGCCACGTGCCGCGGATCTTCTCACCCGTGGCGGGAATGCCCACCAGGATCTCAACGAACGGGTCGTCAGAGAAATCCGAGCCCCACCGATACACGGTGCCCCAACCGGCGTGCTCCGCGGCGTCGAGGAGTTTTCGAGCCCCCGCCGGCATTGCGTACCCGTCGGGTGCGGACCCGTTGATCTTCGCCGTCATCTCTCCCCCATCTCGTCGAAAGCACAGCGCCGCCATTCCTGTCGTTCGGCGCGCTTCGCACTGCGGCGCGTCACCACCCGTGCTCGCCCAGGCGGTTGCCCGCAGCACCAGCACTTGCGACCCCCGGGCCCGTCGGCCGCACGACGCCCGATCATCGGTGCGCGCCGCATCAGCCGTGCACCATCCGGGCGGTGGCGTACGCGCGGGACAGGATCTTCCGATGCGTCACCGGGCCGACCCCGAGCAGCCGCGCCACCTGGGCGCGCTCCTCCGGCGGCATCCCCACGCCGTGTTCGGCCCTCATACAGAACTCGTCGCGGGCGGACACGCGGGGGTCTGCGAAGATCGACGCGACCGTTTCGCGGGCCCGGACGGCTTCCGTGTCGTGGCCGGGAGCTGCGAGCATTGACCCGACCGTCTCGCCCGGGTGCTCCGAGTCATCGGCGTCAAGGTGAGTGGCGTCGTCTGTGGCGCGCACCATCGCGTCGAACCGGCTGCGCTTCATGCTGACTTGACCAGCGACGTCCGCGTACGCCGCGTCCATGTCCCCGTCGTGCCGCGCCAGCGCTGAGCGAATCATTCGCTCGCGCCGACTGTCCGTGGTCATGGAACCCGGACGTGACCGGAGGTACGCGTCACGCACCGCCGACTGAATCCGCGGGTAGGCGTACGCGACGACAGAAGCACCGCCGGCCGTAGACCAGGCGGTCACAGCCATCATTACCGCGATTGCACCTTCCTGGCGAAGGTCTGCCGCGTCTTCCCGCGTCGCGTCCGGGGCGTGGCTCCGGAGGATGGATTCGATCACCGGGCCCATAGCGCCGATGATCCGTCCCATCGCGTCGGTGTCGCCGCTCTGGGCGCTCTGAACATCTTCCGTGGAAATCTGGGCACGCTGAGTCACGAGATGTCTCCTCAAGTGGTGTGTGTGCGGGGGTAGTTGGGCCAGAGCGGCCGATCCGTGACGCGCAGATTTGAACGCTGCGTATGGGTCCATACGCGGCACCGGGCAGAGAGATGCCTAGGCACGGGAAAGCAGCAGCTCAGGAGTGGTGTGAGGCGTCAGCTACCGTAGGGACCCCTACGCGGGTTCGGACGCACGTGTGCCCTCAACGGGGCGACCAGGGAAGCCCGCAGACCGACCCTGCCGGCGTCGTCCGCGTGGTTCCTCGAACACTAGGCCGCGCACGCGGCGTAGTCAACGCGTATGGAGCCATACGCTAGTCACGAAACGAAAAAGCCGGTCCCTGACGCGATGTCAGGGACCGGCTTGCGGGGGTCAGTTCATGCGGATGAGGGGGTGCACGGGGATGCTCAGCACCTCCGCAGTGCGCACGGATGCAATCGCACGGGGACACTCCGCCCACCCAGGCAGCAGCACCACCGCATCAGCCCGGTGCACCGGGTAGTCCGTGTGTAGTAGAGCACCGCTTGCGGACGCCAGACGTCGCAGCTCAGCGAGCTGCTGCGCGTCAGGCGCGGCCCCCACCAGGACCACCGTCAGTGTTTCCAGACCCATCGTCCGCCCCTTGCCGGCCCTCCCACATGGAGAGCGCCCGGTCCAGTGCGGTGGCAGTGCCAGACACATATGCCGCCGCACTTGTCATATGGTTGTAGGCGGTAGCCAGTTCGACCACCACCGCAAGCCGCGCCGGATCGCACGCCGCGTCCTCTGTGGGACGGCGTACGCCCCCCGCGCCCGGTCCCCCACTACCGGCCAGACTGGGCAGGTAGCGCACCTCATCGCAGATGTCCGCAAGACGGCGAATCTCGTCAAGCTCCGTCGCAATGCGGTCAATCTGCGCCTCTAGCGCGGTACGAGAGTATGACATGTGGTAGCCCCAATCAACCGTTCGGTAACTAGTCTGATAAACCCTTGGCTGGCTTAGGGTTACCTAAGCGGCCAGGTAAAACGGGTCGTGCGCCCGGCGCGTGGCCTCGTCCATGTAGAGGGACCCCCACGAACGCCCGCCGGTCTCCGCGTCGGTGGCGAGCGGCACGCCGTAGAACTGCATGGACATAACGCGCCCGATCTCCGCAGCGACGTCCTCGGCTACGTCGGCCGGCGCCTGGGCGACCACTTCGTCATGCACCGGGAGAAGCAGGTGTTCGCCAAGCCCAGCGCCATCGAGGTCGACAAGTGCCTGACACAGCACGTCGCGCGCGGACGACTGAACGACGTAGTTGGTTGCCGCATAGACACGGTCGCGGTCAAGCGGCAGTCGACGTCCGGACGGCGTTCGCACGACGTACCCGTCCCACCGTGCCCGATCCTGTAGGCGCCGGCTGTAGCGGTAGATCCCGCGGTAGATGCGGTCGTACTCGCGGAGCGCGTTCGCCACGTCATCGCGCGGAGCGCCTGTCTGGCGGCAAATCGTAGCGACGCCACCCCCGTACACTTTCCCGAATCCGATCGCCTTTGCGATCTTTCGGTGCGCCTTTGTGAACCCCTTCCCGTAGACCAGTTCCGCGGTGTAGTCGTGAAGATCCCGTCCGTTAGCGATTGCGTCAATCATCACGGGTTCCGGAGCCAGTGCGGCAAGAACTCGCATCTCAACCGCCGCATAGTCAACCGAGATCATCCGGTGTCCCTCGTCGGCCATCATGGCCCGACGAATTGACCAGTCTCCCGACGGAAGCGTCTGCAGCGCCGGTCCCGTAATGGACATGCGCGCCGTCCGCGCTTGCAGCGAATTGATATTCGGGTGGATACGGCCGAACGCGTCCATTCCCTTCAACATATTGTCCGCGTAGGCCGATTCCCATTTCCCGGATCGCTTCGCGCGAAGAACTGCATCCGCAAGCGGATTCGGCGTGCGTGCACCAATGCGTCGCCAATCCCGGTCGAGGTCTGCCAGTGGCAAGAGGACGTCCTTACCGACAGACGGATTGCCGGTGTCGGTCGTCTCCGTCCACACTTCCCCCATTCCCCGCAGCGCCTCGACGACCTGTTTCGGGGCGTTCACCGACTCGACCCCGTACCGAGCCGCTATGGCACTCTGCTCCGCCGTCTCGGCAGTAAGCCGGCGTTTCAGGTTCCGGGTGTACTCCTCGTCTAGCAGCATTCCGCGCCGCATCATCTGTGCGCAGATGAGGGCTACACGGTGCTCGAACTGAACGAGCGTTGACGGGATATCGTGGAAACGCAGTAGTGTGATCAGCTTTGCTTCCAGCCGCGCGGCGAGGATTGCGTCAAGACCCGCGTACTGAACGTACAGCGGATTCCTGACGTCGATTGCGGCCCAACCCGTGTTCTTTGTCTTCTTGATCTTCCTGAATTCCGCATACAGTCCCGCTGCCGTGTCTGGCGCGCTCGGGTCGATAAGGGACGCGGAAAGATCTTTCAGACCCAACCCCATCCCGCCCTCATGCCGCATACGCGGGTCGACCAGATGTGCCCGAATGCGGGTATCCCGGATTCGAGGCCAGAGCGATTCCAGCGTCACGCCCGGAACGCACCGGTCGATCACCAAGCCGTCGTAGGGGGCATTGTGGAACACGAGGTACGGCAGCGTACGCAGCGCTTCCGCGGCGTAATGCATGTGCGCGTCGGAGAGTTCTACCGGGATAACCCACGCTTCGGTCTCCGTGCCGAACTGAACCGTTCTCACTCTGAAATGCGGCGCGTACCAGTCGAGCCCGGTCGTCTCCGTGTCGGCCCCGATCGGGACGCGCGCGGCACGCACCCGATCGACCCAAGCGGCGAACTCGTCGAGATCTTCCCGCGACTCCGCAAAGCGAGTCACGGTCTCGGTTCCCGCGACCCGGTATCGGTACTCGATCACTGCTACCTCCTCGACTGGCCGAAGATGTCCGCGGCCTCATCGGCCGTGGCCTTGTGCTTTTCGGTCTCCGTTTTCACCCGGATACCCGCGTGAAACCGACGCGCCTTGGTGCGCTTCTGCGGCCACCCGCGGGACTCCATTTCGACCCCGAGCGATCGGCCGGCAAGGATTTCCTTATTGCTGAACCCGGCTTCCTCCATCCATGCCTTGTATGCATTCCGGAGCTCTGTCGGAGTGATAGTCGCGCCGTCCTCGACGACGAGAGCGGCTTCGACGAATTCCGCAAGCCGGTCCTCACTCTCTCGATACTCGTCCGTCGCTTCCCGGACGGATGTCGGCTCACCCAGACCAGCCGCGTACCACTCCTGTGCGCCGCGGACCGCCCATGCGAGGATTCCCGCGGCTTCCCCGCGCAGCTTTGCGGGAAGCTGCTTATCCCGTGCGGCACCGTGGAATTCAGCTTCCCAAGGGATGAGGCGCACGCGACGCCAAATACCCTGATCCTGTGAGACGATTGCAGGCTTGTAGTTGCCCGCGACTTGCAGCAGGAAGCGCGGAGTGAAGGTGAACGGATTTTGGTTCAGAAACCGCGCCGTTACCGCGTCGCCCCCGGTAAGTTGTTTCATCAAGGATTCCGCAAGCCGGTTGTACTTCTCGGTTTCGCTCGCCATGACCAGCCGGTACCCGCGGAGTCCCGCCACTTCCGGTGACGCTTGTCCCACTGACGTACGCTGCTCGAACGTCGTGAATTCGGTTGATCGGCTGATGCCCTTGAACACGTAAAGCAACGTGTCAAGGTACGCCGATTTCCCGTTCTTCCCCCCGCCGTGATGGAAGAAATAGCACTGTTCCGCGGTGTGCCCGGTGATCCCGTAGCCGATGACGCGCCGAATGTACGCCGGCATGTCGGAGTGGTTCGGGAACACCTCGTCGAGGAAAGACTCCCAGCGCGGAGCCTTGGCCGTAGGGTCGTATTCGATGTCAAGGCACTGAGTAATCATGTCGTCCGGGGAGTGCGGCCGAAGTTCTCCGGTCCGGAGATTCACCGTGCCGTTCCGGACTGACAACAGGTCCGCGTGTGCGTCGAATTCATCGGCCGTCGTCCGCACGCCGTGAATGGCGGGAAGCTCCGCCATGACGGCATCGATCGCCCGATTCGTCAGCGCTCGGAGTGCCAATTTCCGGTCGCTCTCACGACCGCTGGAAATGAGCGCAGCGCCCATGTGGTGGATTGCCTGCCGCACCTGCATTTCACCGGCAACCCAGCGTCGACCGTCCCACGTGAGGTACCCGAGTCCCGGAGCGTGGCGGATGCCGCCACACATGTGGTCGCGGAGACGAATCGCAAGGCCGACGTCCGTGGCGTCGAACGCCGCTCGCGCGTCCTCGACTACGTCGAGGTCTGCCGACTCGCCGGCCGTGGCGGTCGTCGACTCCGTCGCGGCCGGCTCCGGGTCGACGACGAACAGCGGCGCCACCCGCACCGCCTGGTGCAGCTCGGCAGCGAACGCGCCCGGGTCCCGCTTTCGCCAGTCGGTGAGGTCGTCGCCATCCCGCGGGATTTCGAGCATTCGCACCGGCACGCCCGCCATGGTGAGTGCGCGGGCAAGGGCGGTCGCGAAGTTCCGGCCGGACGCGTCCCGGTCGCCGGCAATGACGACGTCGCGCTCTCCGATGCCGTCGACCAACTCGGCAATCATCAGCTCATCCCCGGCAACCCGCGCACCGCGAATGCCGATGGCGTCGTATCCGGCGCCAACGGCCGTCAGAGCGTCCCCGGGACCCTCTGTGATGACGACCGTTTCGTAACCGACTCCGCCCGCGAACACCCCGTAGCGCGCCCATGCCTTGCCGTCCGGGTTCATCAGCCCCGCCCAACGCACCGGGCAATCGCCCGTGAGATCCCGCCCCTGTAGCGCACGCGTAATCCCGTCGAAACCCCTGAATGGAACCGTGAGCCGCGGATACCGCGTGAACGTCGCGCTCACGAAACGGAATTCGTAGCGCCCCGTCGTCGAGGTTCCAAGTTCCAGCTCTCGGCACTGCTCCGGCGTCAGTCCGAAGCGCCGTGCCGCATACTCCGTCGTCGCGTCGTCGAGGGCGGAACATGCCGTGTCGACGAACGCGCGCAGACCCGCGATCTCCCCCGGGCCGATCGCATCCGGTCGACCCGCGCGGGACACCCGGGCGCCGGTCACGTCGGCGGACCGAAGCGCGGACCTCGGAATGCCGCGCGCTTCCAACGCAGCGAGTACGTCGGCTTGTGCACAACCGGCGCGGCACACGACCAGAACCCGGCCATCTTCCCGCGGCGTGATCTTCAGGCTGGGACTCCGGTCCCCGTGCGCGGGACAGCAGACGACGTATCCGTCAGCCTCCTCTCTCACTCCGTCGAGCTTGTCGAGCATTTCGTCTATGGTCACTCGGCTTCCCCTCACGCACGGATAGGGGCCGGCCCCGTAGGACCGGCCCCTATGGTTTTCAGTTGTTGTTGTCAGCTAGGTAGTAGGTAGGCCGAAAGCCTCACCCCACAGTTCGCGCGGAACCTCGCGGTAATTGGCAGCCGCGTGCGGGTTGCTGTCCAACGCAAATATCCGCAGCGTTCCCCTGTCCCAGCGAATCGCCGCGCGGACCCCCGCAGGGGTGCCATGCGGCTTCCACGGGTCACGGCGCTGCGGGTTGTAGCTGATGAACAGTGGGAGGCTCATTGGTAGACCTCCGGGTCAATTAGGTTGGCCGCGTGGAACGGCGCGGCCCGCAGGCGGCTTCTTGCGCTTCCCGGCCCCGGACCGAAGTGCGCTTGTCTGTGTGCGTCGTCGCGGATCTGCTCCGCCAGTTCATGACCGAATTTGTCGAGCAGGCCGTTTACCCGCTGCCCATAGAACTCCGCGTCGAGGTGCGGCGGGCAAATCCGACGCACAATCTCGACCACTTCCTCACGTGCGCTCACGACTTCACTCCCGGGTCGATCAGGTCCGCGGCAGCGAACTTTCCGGCGGTAAACCCGTCACCGAACTCGTTCCCGGGGCCGGGCTGAGGGCCGGTGTTGCGAATCTGCTTCGCCAGTTCGTGAGCGAAAGCGTCGATCAGCGCATTTGTCCGTGCCGCCTCATCGGCGGACGGCCGAATGCGCCCATCCGTCAACATATCAAACAGCTCTTCGCGTGCGCTCACGTGTCTTCCTCTCCCGGAACGTCCTCGACGCTGACAACTTGCTCGCCGTAAAACGCCCCCGACTGGTGCCTGTCTCCGTAGGTAAGCATCAGCCGGACCAATTCAGCGGCTTCACTCGGATCGACCTCGTCGGGTGCGTACAGAAACGCGGTGAACTTTATTGCGCTAGCCACGCCCGCCACCCCCGTACTTCTCGTCAAGGGCAGACCACAGCTCGATGTCGGTGGTCTTCAAAGCCTCTTCCATGACCTGTACTCGCGTCACCAACCGCACGTCAGTCTCAAGGTCCCGGACGACGTATGACGCCCCGATCCCCTTTCCGCGCGCCTTGACGATGGCGCACCCGAACGGGCGGCCGGCGTGAATGGCCTCCCGGTTCGCCTGCCGGATGTAGTCAGCAAGAGTGATGGTGCGCTCGGCTTTGGCCTCGACGGCATGCAGGTAATAGCCGTCGATATCACCAATGTCTTTCGCCCCCATCTGCACATTGCGATGCGCTTCTGGGTCATGATGTTCACGGAGGAAAGTGACGATGGCCGATTCGAAAGCCGTTCCCTTGCGCTTGGCCGGGTTGCTCATTCGGCGGTCGCCTGCGCAATCGTGATTTCCAGTGCGGCAGCGTGAAACTGCCCAGTCAAGGCAAGTGCTTCGTCGTTGTCGAACCCGAGTCGCCGAAACGCGTCGTACACCTCGCGAACCTGTGCCGCGTGCTTGCTCGCTTCCGAGAACTGGTCAATCATTTGTTCTCCCCTTCCCACAAAAGAAACACCCGGGCGCCCCGAGCGAATGCGACTCCTACGGCATCCCAGTAACGGGGCCACTCGTCCCGCTCCGTCATCCGCGGCGACACGTAGACAACCGCGTCCCGCCCTGCCGCCCGAATGTCTCCGAGGGCGGGCGCAGACTCCGGCTTAATCACCAGCACTGGCGCGCTCATGGGCGCGTCAGCCGCATTGCAACCGCCTCATCCGCGGCGCGCTGCATTCGGACCGGCGTGTCTTCGCGGATGGTGAGAAGCGGACGCGCTCCGGAGAAATCACGAAACCACCTGAATACTCGCTGTGCCTGGTCGGGGGTCATGTGCTGTCTCCTCGTTCAGGAAGTCTGGACATCCCAAAAGCCCCGCACCCCTGAATTGGGGTACGGGGCTGATGAGTTGCGGCGTGCTACCCGGAAACCGGCACGAACGGCCCGTGCCTCCGAACTGCTTCTTCCGCCTCCGTCGGCGGGGCGTTGAGAGCGTCGATGAGTTTGCACGCAAACTCATCGTGTGCCATGGCACCGTTCCTGTACTGGTAGTCGAGGATTGCCAATAGGTGCGCCCGGTCGTCCGGGTTCAGAACGACGTTCGAAACGGTCTGCTGAACCGTGCGAGTCGCGGAGGTGTTCTTAACGTCCATCAGCTCTCCTGTTCCTTGCGAATTGCACGCGCGTGGTTGGTAATCTCCGCGCTCTGACTTCCGCGTCTGCACTGCGCCACAAACGACCAGTACACACTGCGAATCGTCCGCTCAAGCGATGCCATGGGCGAGACGCCCCGGGTCGACCATTCGTACTCGTACGTCACGAGTGCACTTCCGACGCGACGCTTACGGCGAATCTGAATCTTGTATGCTCCGGTGCTCGCACTCGGCTCCGTCACGCGCCAGAAATACCCCTCCGGCAGCTTGGGAAGTTCCGGCGTCGTCATGCGCGCTCGATGTCGGTGCGGGACTTCCAATTCGTCCGGCCCGTGTCCCACCTGACGAGGTAAGGCCAAAGCTCTGCGTCGTCGTCGACACGTACAATCACGCCGGCGTCCGCAGTGCAAATCTCCCGCACGCGGGTCCCGACGGGCAGCGGGCCGTATGCGTCTCCCTTCTTCTCCGCCGGTTCGCTGAGTGAGTCCAGCAGAGTGCGCGCGAACTTGTCGTGCCTGAAATCGCCATTGTCGACCTGACAATGCAGCACCGCGACAAGGTGTGACACCTCGTCGGCGTCGAGGGTGACGGTCGCCTTCACCCGCGTTTCGACCTCGCGGTTGATCTCCATTGCGTCTCCTCGCTATGAAAGTCTGGACACCCCAAAAGCCCCGCACCCGGGAATGGGTACGGGGCTGATGATTTGGTTCTACGCCGCCGGGTCACCGACAACAACAGTATGCTCTGTCGAAACCCGCCTACGCATCAGCGTCGAGCGGCCGATAAACCCGCTGTCACGCCCGGTGGGGGCTACGATGAGCATCGGGATAACGCGGCCGGTAGAGCGGTCGGAATACGTCTCGATCACGACGGCTTCCGACTGCCGAACTCGGTTGCCTTGCCTAGTCGGGTAGACAATGACACACCCCGGGCGAATGACCTGCCCGAGGAAGTCGGTCAGGTGTGCCTTGCCCATCAGTTCCCCTTCCAGCGCAGGGGGCCGTAGTTGCTAGCCACCTCTGAAAGGGTGTGGCAATTGTCGTCAATCAGATTCGAAACTGTGGCGCCGCGCACTACACCGTTGATGCGCTCGAAGCGCCAGACGTCGCCGTCCCGGTCCCTGTACCGACCAGGCACCACGTACGTCTCGCCCTCGTAGTCGACGGTGTCAACTCCAGCTCCCGCAATGCGGGTGAGGAGCATCGGGGAAACCCCCAGAGGGCCCTGAGTCGACACGACGCGCCCATCAGGCCGGATACAGGCAACTCGGTAAATGGCCGATGGGCTGAAGCTGAACGTCACGTAATCCCCGACAGAGAATTCCGCATCGCGCGCGGGTGAACCCCCCGCGGCACTCTCGATGACCTCGACGCGCTTTACGTACCAGGTGCCGTTGGTCGAGTCGCCGCAACGGCCGGTACCGGTGCCGAATTCGACCTCGAACCACACGCCGGTGGTACGGGCGACCGACTTCACACGGCCGATTCGCCCGATGAATTCGCCGCTTCGGTAACGCGGATCGTCCTCGACGACGCGTACTCGGTCGCCTACCTGCGGAGTCCGCGTCTCCGGCTTGTCGAGCGGCGTCGGCTCCGAAAGCGGAAATCGCAGACCACCCGTGGCGGTGCGCGACAGCTCCCTGTCGGTGTAGCCGGCGCTTCCGAGCGCTTCGCGGATACGGTCGACCGCGCCGCGCGGACCCTCCATAGGTCCGGCCACGTGCCGACCCACGGCCCACAGCGTCCGCGCCTCATCCGGCGTCAGGGTGAGCGTGACGGTTTCCTCGACGGCGGGGCTCTTCTTTGCCTCTGCCATTTTCTCTCCTCTGTCCTGAATCTGTTCTGCGTTAGCCGGCGTTGAAACTGCGGAGCAGAAACGCCGGCTGGTTCGTCGCCTCAACCAGTTCGACGACAAAGTTCGACCCGTCCGGCTTGAAGCCGACGAGGCCGTCAGGGTCGGCGTCCCACCCGACGTCGTACAGGTCGACGCACCTTTCCGCGACGAAGCACTGTGCGGCGCCGAGCGTCGGAGCGGAAAAGACAGCCGCGTCGTGTTCGTCGTATCCGACCTCGTCCGTTCGGCGCGCGATAAACAGCGCCATATGCCCTCCTAAGGCCGCGCCAGAGCGGCCCCGGGCGAATTCCCGGGGCCGCTTGAGTTCCGCTGTCAGTAAGGCGGCTCGTCGTCCTCGACGGCCGGGGACGAGGGCTTACCGAGGTCCATCGGGTCGTCCGGCCGGTAGGGGCCGGCGACCTCGATAACCGGCCGGTTATACGTGATCACCTGACCGGCGCGAGGACCGGACTTGGCAGTGAAGCTCACCGGCTCGATACGCAGTTCGGCCCGCACCGGGCCCTGTGCGTCCGACAGGTTGTCGGTCAGATCCCCCAGCGCCTTGACCATGTCCCAAGAGCCGGTCACAAAGCGGAAATAGCCAAGGTTGACGTCTTCGGCGAGCTTGAACCGAATGTCGATGTTCGGCTTAGGGCCGCCCGCCTTGGCGAGTTCCTTTCGCTCCGCGAAAAGCCGCGGGCAACCGCACGGGTTACCCCGCTTCTCCTCCGGAGACAGGTACTCGACGCCGTCGCAGTGGTGGAAGAGCTGCGAATTGGCGTACTGCCGCATATCGGCCTTGATCGAGTTGGAACCGTCAATGACGATCCCAACCGACTTGGCGTTGGTGAGGATTTCAAGCCCATCCTCACCCTGCGTCTCCCACTCCTCCGCGCGACCGCCGAGAAGCTGAGAGACGGCGTCCGCAACGGCCGGGTCACCGGTCGTCACGCGCCACTCGTCCAGCGACTCGGGACGCCGACCAACCATCCGGCCGGAACGGAATCGGCCGACCGTGTCAGCCGCGAAAGTGCGCGGCTTGGGCGCCGCGTCCGGGTCGGTCTCAAACAGCCGTAGACTCATCCTGAATTACCCCTGACTCATCCTGGTAGATAGGCCAGAGACTCGGCGGAGCGTGTGTTCCACATCCGCCGAGTCTCTGTGTGCACAGGGGTAGTTGGGCCAATCGCCCCGATCCGTGACGCGCGACTTCAGTTTTCTTCGGGCTCTTCCTCGCCCGGCGGCTCAGGCTCCGGTTCCGGGTCCGGCTCAGGTTCGGGATCAGGCTCCGGTTCCGGTTCCGGGTCAGGATCGGGCTCCGGCGGGGGTGCGACGTAGTCGGGGTCGATCGCGTCCGCGGCTGCCAGACGGCCGACGTTCACGGCCTGGTCGTCGTCGTCCGGCAGCGACCGCAGATACGTCGCCAAGTCCCGCGCGACGTCGATGCGGAAGACCTGTAGCAGGGTTTCGACATCTGCGGCACTCATTTGAAGGTGGGAAGTCCCCATGGTCCGCAGCCAGTGTTCGGCCTTGTGAATTCCGAGGATTGACGGTAGCGGGTCGGGATAGGGAGGAAACACGACTTCTCCTAAGTGAGAAAGCGAGCAGAGACAACCGCCCAAGGACCGAATCGCTCCCGGGCCGCGCGCTGTTCTTCGCGCTGCTGTCGGCGCGCAGCCATACGCGCCTTGATTTGTGCGCCCGTCGGGCGCTGCCAGTAGTGAAAGCCGGTAGGCGGCTTGTAGCGCTGGAAATGCCCGCGCTCGGGAACCCCGCAGAGTGCACAGCCGGACGGTTCGGTCAGCTTCACCAATTCGGCCCCCGGAAGGTTTCAGGGACGTCGGGCGAGTAGGCGTGCGGAACAAGAATCCGCAGCAGCATCCGACGCGCGGTGCTGTACTCCGGGTCTGCTTCCGCGGGGGTGAGGTCGTCGTGCCAGTCTGCGAGAAGCGCAGGGGCGATGGTCGCCGCGAGTCCGGTCATTGTGTGTCCTTTCGTCGAGTGCGGACACCCCAAAAGCCCCGCACCCTCTGATCTGGGGTGCGGGGCGGATGAGTTGCTATCCCTGCGCGAACCGGATCGCCTCCGCGCGCTCCAACGCCACCGACCACGGGTTACCGTGGTCCTGCGCCGCCTGCGCGCCAGTGAGCGCTAGGACAACTGCGTCCGTCACTCCTTCCATAACCTCGTCGATCACAGCGGACGCGTGGTCGTGCTCCAAATTCCGCAGCACGGCAAGCGGAACACCGAGACGATGGAGAAGATGCCCAATGACGCATCCGGGCACCTCGCCGTGTACGTAGAAGCACGTAGGGGTGTTGACGCCGGGGTTTCCGCTTTCCCCGCTCGGGTTGGTGTAGACAAACTCCGGCCGTTCCGCGACGACTTCCCGCAGAACGCGCATGACCTCGTCGTCAGTGACGCGGATCTTTTCGAATTCCATAATCTCTCCTCTACTAGCTGACACCCCAAAAGCCCCGGGCGCCGAAGCGCACCGGGGCTGAGGGTTTAGTTGCAGCAGCCTTCGTCACACACCCATGAGGGGTCGGGCGTTGCCTCATCAATTGCCGCGTAGAGTTCGAGCGCGTCGGCGCGCGACATGCGCACCGTAGAGACGGCTTCGCCAACGGCGTTGCGGGTGACGAGTTCGTACTCAACGCCTACGGCCATGAATTCCACCGTCGCGCCGGTGGCGGTGTGAATCGGAGTGTTGGTCATCATGCGGACTCCCCCTTGCCGGTGCGCTGGGCGCGCTTTGCCTTTGTGAGCGCCCGAGAGAACTTGGCCAACACTTCGGCCCCGTCGATACTGCCTCGGTAAGCCCGGCGGATCGCCTCACGCACCTGCCGCGCCACCTCGTCGAGGTCACGCGTCCAGGCAAGGTCGTCAGCCCAGCCGGTGTCGTACGCGCAGCTACAGGAACAGCCACTATCGATGTACGCCGCAAACGCCCCGTCGCGCTCGACGAACGCGATTGCGTCCCACTGGGACCCCCAGTCGACGTCTTCCCAAAGAATGTTGGGCTTGATCTCTTTCGGAACTTCCTTCATCAGGTCGGCAAGGCCGAACTTTTCCATGACGTCTCCTCATCAGCTTTCGGGAATACCCCAAAAGCCCCCGGCGCCGAAGCAGCCGGGGGCTTAGGGTTGTGCGGATGTGGGTGTTACAGGCCGAACCTGAAGATGAGGTCAACGGCCAAGGTGAAAAGCAGCAGCGCGGCGAAGACGAGGAAGCCGAACAGCCAGTCGTCGCCGCTCACTTCTTCGCCCTCGTCCCGAATGCGGGTGCGGTCGCCACCCAAAGGATGGAGAGGATCAGCAGCGACTCCCCGTAGCCGATCGGCGGAACAGCCGGCCGCACGCTGTGCCACGACCCGACAAGCAGCATGAGCACGCCGGCGAGTCCACAGATCAGGGCGCCGAGAAGAATCATTGCGCCGAGGAACACGAGAACCGCTTCCGCTACTGCGTCGCTTTCCTTGCTCATACGCCCTCCCACTTTCCCGCGTCGTTGTTGTCAAGCGTCACCTTGAGCACCGTCCGCAGCGCGGTGTGGTACACGCAGATTCCCTCAGGATTCATGAACCCCGGAGCCGCGTAGCTGCCGTACACCCGGAGCCTCCGCAGGCATTCGCGAATGTCTGCTTCGTCGAAAGGGCCAGAATGAAGCACCGGGACACTGTCGACCTCGACGCCCCCGATTACCACGCTGTCCGCCATCCCGAAACGCGCTGTGTTGAAGAGTGAGAAGTTTCGCGTCTCCATGCCGTAACCGCGCTGGATTCCGCGGCCCCACCACTCCCCGAAATGCCGACCCGGTCCGAGGAACCGGGCGAGTTCGTCGGCGTTCTCGTCGACCCAGCCAGCGAAACCGAAGTTGTCCCGCCCCGGCGTGATCAGCCGGTTTCGGCTCTGTGCGGCCACGCGAAATCCGCCGTTGGCTTCCTGCTTGACGATGACAGCCGCGTTGGTGCCGTCGAGCTTCTCCGTGATGACGACGCCACGGAGAAGCCGCGCCGTTTTGGGCCAAGGCTCGAAAGTAAAGCCGTCGAGCGTCTTCTGATCTTCCTTCTCGGCAAGGCTCATGCGCTCTCCTCCACCCACTCAGTGTCTGCGCGCTGGACGACCCCGGTGACTACATCAGCAGGCCAATCGCGGCGTTCACGCTTGATTGCAGCCTTAGCCGCCCCAGCCGTCGAGTACGGTCCCGCGCAGAGCATGTACGGCGGATCTCCAGAACCCGTGTGCACGGTGATGACCGCGCGGTAGACCATGCGAGCGCCGATGTGTATGTACCGAGCCATTACCGCCCCCGTCGCTGCGTGCCGGTTTCCGTGAAACCGCCGGCGAAAACGGGGTTCCCGATGACGCGCTTGGACCGGTCGGAGTCCCAATCGAAGGTTTCGCGGAGGCCAAGGAAGTAGTCAAAGTCCGCGTCCTCGAAAGAGAGCGGATGCATCTTCCATCCCTCCGGCCGGACATGCAGAACCGCGGACGCGTCGATCTCCGGAAGCGGGATCGACTCCCCCGTCGCCGCGATGATGATGCGGTCCGCACGGGCGTACGCGATGTTCTGTAGCGCCGTCTGTGCGTGTACGCCAGAGCGTGTGGTCTTGAAGTCGACGATCACGGTTTCACCGTCGATACGCGCAATCGAGTCAAATGACCCGGCGTATCCGTAGGTGTCACTCCAGACGGTTTCTTCAATGTGCAGAAACTCCGGCTGCGCGACGTCGAGAAATTCCAGGAAATGCGTACGGAATGGCCGGAGATCGGCGTGTACGCGGTTCTCCGGGATGCTCTCCCCGCGCGCCAGTCGCTCGAACAGGTCGTGCGCGTCGCTGCCGAGATCCGCAGCATCCTTGGTGAATCGGCGCGCGGCACCCTTGATCATGTCAATGGCTGCCTGCCGCTGGCCGCTGACCAGCAGACCGACAATCGGCCCGATGTTGTCGGCCGTGAATTCGGCTGACATTTTCCCGTTCCACGGCCCAAGAAAATCCTTGGGAAGCATATTGAGAATGCTGGTGACGCCGGGAACCTTGGTATTCGGGTCCGTCGGGTCGATGTAGAAGCGGGAGTTCCCGCGCTTGATAGTCCGGACGCTCATGCGCCATCTCCTCTGCTCGGTGTGCAGAGGGGTAGTTGGGCCAGAGCGGCCGATCCGTGACGCGCGACTTCAAAGAAAAAAAGCCCCCTGCCGAGTGGCAGGGGGCTTAGGTGGTGTTCGTGCTGGTCAGTCGTCGTCCGCGTCGTCAGGCGTGACCGCCTGACGGAGGTTGAACGCGTGATCTTCCACAGCTTCGGCCAGCGCGCGCACCTGGTCACGGTCCGCAGTAGGCAGCGCCTCGACAACGGCCGGCGTGACGTCCTGTATCAGCAAGAGCGCAGCCTTCAGCAGCTCAATCGGTGCATGGTCGAGCTGCCCCGATGTGGGGCTGCCGCGGAGCGCAGCACCGATACGCCACGTGACCGCCTTAGCGGCAGCTTGAGTGTCTTGCACGCTCCGGGTTTTGAGCCCGTGCGCAGCGAGCTGCTCCGGAGCCATCACCTCTCTCAGCGTGGCGGACACAGCCCGGCGGACAGCGGCCTGAAAATTCCTGAGATCGCGCTTCCCCCACTCCGCTTTGGGGTAGAAAATCTGCCCGGCAATTTCGCGGTACGGCCCCGAGTTTCCCCGGATATCCGGTTCGCCGTCGGGGGTAGACAGCTGTAGCCGAATGCCCACCAGGCACATCGAAATCCGCTGCGTCCGCTCCAACGTACGCCCCAGGGTCATGGACTCCACTACCAGCGCCCGAGCTTCACGGGTCAGTTCCGCCAGGGGACGCTGAGCCATACGCTGAGTTGTCGCTGCTGTAGTCATGAACCTCTACCTAGGGGTTGGATGTCCGCAATTTGATGTGGCCCGGTGACCACCCGGAGAGCTTACGACCGTAGGTGCCCATACGCAAGATTCAGCGCTGTGCACAATTCGGCCACACTTCCGTGGTTTTCAACCTCAACATCCGCATCCGCCGCGGACACCATTGTCTCTGTGGTGTGTACCAATCGCTGGATGTGGCGGCTGATGTAGATGAGCCTACCCCCGTACTTGCGCACTAGCGCCACCTCGTCCGGCGTCCGGACATCGGTCACTACCAGTGGTACGCCGGTTTCGTTCGCGCGTTCGAATTGCTCTTCTACCGGCCGAATCCAGTACCGCGGGTCCTCCGCGCGCCGCAGTTCGCCGTGCGACTGGAGAAGTTCGCGCACGGCTGGGACGTTGCGCTTCGCGCGGTTCCAGCTCCACAGGTCGAGCAGCACCGTCAGCGGCACCGACACACCCGACGGAAGCGGCACCGCCGGGTTCAGCCCCACCAGCTCCATCCGGAGCATGTCCGCGAACGCAACCCGTCGGTAGCCGCGCGGAGTGAAGTACATCCCCGCTGCCGTGTCCTTGCCGGCGCCGGCCGGTCCCATGAGTCCGATGTGCACGGGTACCCCCCTCGTTGTAGTCGCGGGGGTAGTTGGGCCAGAGCGGCCGATCCGTGACGACGCCCTCGTCGTCGAGGGCGTCGTCACCGGTGACGCGTCGGGTGACAGGCGCGTCACCCGCCCTGAACTGCGGAAACGCCGTTTGGGTGACGAGTTGAAGCCCTATTTCCTTTCTCTCTTAGAGAGTCTCTAAGGGAAAAGTAAAAGAGGGTCGTTCTCGTCACCACATCGACGTTCTTGCAGGTCAGCGGGGGTGACAGAGTTGTCACCGGGGGTGTCATCGGTGACGGGGAAGGGGTTGGCGACGGGGGGACTTGGCTCCGGTCGCACGCAGGGTACTGCTGTGGTCACCGGAGAGTACGCGCCCGGTTCATCGCCCCTTTGAGGGGTAGCAACAGAAAGAAGCCCCCTCCGTCACGGAGGGGGCTTCTCTGTACCCCGCGTATGCGGGGAGAAGGACGTCTCGCCCTTGCGCTCTGGTACACCCCCGCGTATGCGGGGAGAAGGACGTCTCGCCCTTGCGCTCTGGTACACCCCCGCGTATGCGGGGAGAAGGACGTCTCGCCCTTGCGCTCTGGTACACCCCCGCGTATGCGGGGAGTTGCGGCAAGAACGACCGTAGCACTACTCGTCGAGCGTTGCGGGCGTTTCGCGGGACTCGTCGGGCGTGAACCATCCGCCGGCGAACGTCGCGACGAGGGCAACGAGGGCGGTCACTACGGCCTCGACAGCCCCGGGGTCGGAGCCAACGAAGACGTAGGTGGTCAGGAGCGCTGTAGCGGCTGCTACGACGGACGACGCTGTGACCTTGGGGTTTACGGGTGCCATGGGGCAATTCCTTACTCCGGCGGTTGCCGGCGGTGGTTGTCGATCAGTAGGTGTTCCGCGGTGTGGCTGGTCTGCCAGTCGCGGGTTTCGCGGATGTCATCACGCAGTTCGTCGCGGTTGTTCCGCATCTCTTCACGGACTTCGCGCATGTCGTCGCGCACCTCGCATCGGAACGCCTCTAGGCGTGCGTCCATACGTGCGTGCGCGAGGTCGACGACGGAGCGCGTCAACTCCCCCTCGTCGTGCTGTTCTCGACGCATCCGCTTCGCGACGATGCCGAGATACGCCGGGCCGGCCGTGATCGCTGCCACTGTGACGGTGCCGATCACGGCCATGCCCGCATCAGATATCGCCATGCACGATCACCCCACGCGGAATCCGTGCTTCACGCCCAGCTTCCGCAGGGACGCAGCGCCCGGGATGCCGTCCGCGTCCCGCCCGGTGTAGCCGCACCGTCGCTGCCACGCGGCGTACGCGGCCACGGACATCGAGCCGAAGGAGCCGTCCGACGCCCAACGGGAGTTCAGCAGTCCTTCTGCGGCCAGCGCGCGTTCGACGACTCGAACGTCCGCGGCGTGCGTGGTGCCACCCTGCGGCAGCCCCGGGTCCCGACGGGCGGCAGCGATGAGGCGCGACAGGTTCACGGTCGGCGTCGAGGGGGTCGACGGCGCGGGACTACCCGCACCCTTCCGCATCTTGCGGAGGAACGCCCACCCCAGCGGGCCGATCTGCGGCCGGCGACCAGGCGCGCTCTTGAACTGCGGGTTGGCGTCATGGAACGCGGCGACGGCGTCTTGGGTGCGCGGGCCGTAGTTCGCATCGCGCTTCACGCTCGACGCCATGTAGCCGACGCGCTGTAGCTCACGCTGGAGTGCAACGGTCGACGGCGAGCGCTTCCCAACCTGCGGCAGTCCGCGGGCGTACGGGTCGGCCGGCGTCGAGGGGGCGGGGGTCGACGGCTTGTCGTCGCCCTGGTCGACGCCGGGACGCTGCGCGCCGGCGGATACCCAGGCGTACAGCGGACCACCCGGGCACTGCGTTGGGTGCCCATCACGGTGACCAAGCACCTCGTTGCCGGCGTTGCCGTGCGCGCGGAGGTGTTCAACGGCGTCGACAATGCCGTTGAGCATATCCGCTGTCGGCTCCGTCATGCCGCTCGACCCGAGCAGCGCGAGAACGGAATAGTGCGCGGTGTTGAGTGCGGCGTTGCCGTTGGCGCCGGTGCGCTTGTTGACGCCGCGCCCCTCAAACACGTAACCGTGCTCGCAGACAACGTAGTTGTACGCTATATCCGCGTAGTTCTCCTTCGTGTTGGCCATGTGCGAACGCCGAACGGCGAGCACCTGACCGGCACAACGCGAATGCGCGTGGGAGGTGTAGTGGCTTCCCATGTAGTGAATCTTCACGCCACGGGTGTTGGCGATGGAACCGGCTCCCGACGTCGCAGGAGCGCCCCAATCAGCGCGCTTGATAAGCTTCATAATTCTCCGTCCTCCGGGCATGAAAAAAGGCCCCGGAATACGGAGCCGAAAATGTCTGAGCGTTGAGCGTGTTAGTCCAGGACAACGTACGTAGTGCAGATTCGCAGCGTGCGCTCGTTCTCAATAGTACCGAGGTTGGACCACGACCGGAGAGTGACAGTGCCGTCCGGGTTGATGGTCATTTCGCCGTCTCCGTAACCGTCACCCATTCCGGTTGACCAGATACCCGGCGGGCGCCATCCGGGCGGAATAGTGGCGACGGGTTCGTCAGCGACGTTTCCGACTGAGGATGAGGTGATACCTGCACCCGTCCGCATTACCCGTAGATTGACGCTACAAAGGCCACCGGAGCGCCACGCGTCGAACCCGGTAATCGTCCATCCGGGACGGCCGGTGGCGCCCGTAGACGTCCGCGTGACGGTCCGGTCGGTTCCGATGGCACGCCAGGCCGTACCGTCGTAGATCTCCAGTCGACGCGCGTCAGAAAGCCATGTGACCATGCCTGACGTGGGGTTTGGCACGGTGGCGCCGCGGACCCCCGCCGACGCGTAGACCAGCACCAGCTTGTCTACTACGGCGTCGACAATCCCCTGTCCAAGAGTCTGGGCATTGGCTCGGTCGGTGAGAAGTGAATAGGGGATGTTCTGGCCGCGCGAATCAGTCAGGGGCATTGTTTCTACGTCCTTAGCGGGTTCGTGATGCGGAGTCCGTCTAGATACGCGACCGTCGCATTAGTGGTGTACGAGGGGAATCCGATTCGTAGCTCTCCCCCCGGATCAAATGTCAGTCGGCATGGCGCATTATTCGCTCCGCTGGAACCGCCGAAAAGCACACGACGCACGCCAACCCGGTGCGTCGGGGTGAAGTTGAAAAAGATGATCTGCTGCGTGTTGGTACCGCCCAACCCGGGCAGGGAAACCTGCCCCTCGAATTCCCATGTCTCCGTCCCTGCGCTAATGTACTTGCGCATTCTCGGGGTCGGTGATCCGTTGCTGTAACCCGTTGCGTACGAGCCGAGAGCGTTAAGGGCCGTCCATGGCATGGTGGTTGGGGTTGTTGAGACGATGGCGCCTAGGCAAACCCACCCACCAACGGTGTTGAGCAGTTCAACGAGGGTTCCAACGGCGGGCGTTGGATAGCCAGACAGCATTCGCACACCGGTAATGGGTCCCTCGTCGTCATCGATGGACAGAGTTCCGTCAGTCGCTACCGCGGATACGATCGCCATTCGCGCGTTAGACGTCGCGAGTCCGGAGCGCTGTACGGCGTTGACCGCCTCACCGATGACAACGTCAATCGCGTCACGCATTTGCCGACCTCCCGCTCATGGTGTTGATCGTGAACGTTCCGCCGTTGTCGCCGAGCGGCAGCGTGAACGAGTGCACGATGTGAAGTTCCGGCGGGCGTTGGGGGCCGAACTCGACACGAATGCAGTCGCCGGCGTCGAGGGCCGGATTGGGGACGCTCGACACGGTCACCGTGTGGTGCCGCGTTGAGTGCTGCCGCAGTAGGGTGCGCGCAAGGTTCTGCGCGCGACCGGTGTTGGTCGCGAGTTGCGATGTGGTGTGCAGCGTTCGTCGACCAAACGGGCCACCCCAGCGAAGCGGGTTCGACACGTCCGTCAGCGTTGCCCGCGCGACGACGGGCGGAGTGCCCTCCGCTGTGTTTTCCCCGTGTACGCGGACCCGGTTGACGAGGCCATCCGCGGAGTAGTCGACGACGGCGGACGTCATCACTCCCCCGTCACCGGCGCCGACGGTCCACACGGGCGGACCGGGGTTCTCCGGGTCGGGCACGTCGGCCAGGACGTACGCGCCGAGCGCGTCGGCGTACAGCTCTGCGCCGCTCGCCGTCGCCACGTCGGTCATCGCCTGCCAGCGGTCGTCGCCAGCGGCGTATGTCGTCCGGGGAAGTCCCCAAGTCGCGTCGGTCGCGCGGTTGATCAGATCGGCGTCCGGGCGGACGTAGTGGAGTCGCCCTTGAATCCATGCCGCTGCCGAGCCGGCCGTGGCGGTGTGGCCGGCGATCGGCTCTGCCTGCATTTCGGATTCGATGCCCGGAGCAGAGATGGTGAGCGGCCCCGTGTGGACGTCGCCGCTCACGCTCTCGACGCGGAAGCGGCCGACGGGCACCAGCTCGGTTCGGCCGTCGAGGTAGCGCACGCCGCGCCAGACTGCGAGCACCTGGCCGTACGGGGCGTACGGGTCGGTCTCGACTCCGGGAAGGTCTGCCGGATCAGGGATGGTCAGGGACAGCGACCGGCGGGTTGCGCTCCCCCGGTCGACAGTCACCGACCCATCGACGATGGGCACGTCCTCGGCCACGGTGGCACCGTGGTACAGCACGTCCACCCGCGTCACGGCCCCGTGCGCGCCTGCGAGAGCGGCCAGGAACTGAGGGCTTACCGGGTACATCAGTCACCCCCGGTGAGGACGTCAGCCCAAGTTGCGTACGAGTCGTACACCTCCGCCCAATCGGCGTATTCGTCGACGTCCGCCCAAGTACGGCCGGCCGACCCCTGGATACCGCCCGCAGGGCGATCAATTTCCGTGACGTCGAGCGTCCAGCGCCACCCGGGTTCCGACGCTGAGCCGGAGATGACTTCCGCGGCTACGCCGTCGACATGGAGATAGAGGTTCCCCACGACGCCGTGACCGGGCATTGCCTGAATCAGGATCGGGGACCCGGTGTCGAGGAGCGCGTCAAGGGCTTCATTCGTGCGGAAATCCCAGACGTGCGCGATGAGTTGCCCGGTGCGTCCGGCCCGACGGGCATAGACAACGACGGGGTTCCTGCGGCCGACCACGTGGTATGCCGTGGCTCGCGCTTGGCGGTCCCATGAAATGGGTTCCGCCATTTCGACCGTAGTATTCAGCGCCGGCAGCGACGGAGCCTTGAGCCAGACGAGGTCGGGGTTCGGCAGCGTTGGGCTGTCAATCGTCCGCGTCAGTAGCTCTTCATGCCAGCCGCCCCACTCCCACCGGATTCGGTACCAAACCCGCTCACCCATCGGTGCCTCGTAGTCCTCTAGCACCAGCGGCGGGGGCGTGTTTGGAGCGTTCAGCAGATCCCCGCCGTAGCCACGCACGGGGTGTTCGTCGCCGCTCGCAGAGATCCGCCAGACGTTTATGCGGGCGTCAGCCCAAATGTCATCCGGGCTGTGCGTAATGGAAAGCGTGACCATGCCCGCGGCATCGTTCTTTGTCAGGGAATACTGCTGCGGGGCGACGTCCACGGCAATACTGTCCACGGCGTATCGATCGGGAGACTCCTCGTCATGGACGATTTCCAGCTCTACCCTTGCGTACACGGCGCCCGGAGGCACCGTGTAGACGCGCGTCAGTTCAGCATGAATCCATAGCGTGATCGCGCCCGTGGTCGTGTGTGGCCGCGTGAGGGGTTCCGTGGTCAGATATTCGTCTGCCGACCCGTACCACCTAATGCGCGGACTCATTGTGATGTAGGCGGCACTCGGATCGTAATTCGGAGCTGCAAGTACACTCGTGACTCGGACCGACGCCCCGGGGACGACGTCAAGCCGTTCCGAATGTACAGCCGTTATCGTGCCTAGACCATCCGATCGGATCGTGAGGGCAGGGGATATCACCCCGGACGCACCGGGCCATGTCTCCATAGCCACGGTGCCACCCGTGATAGCCCAATCGTCGGGAGTGCCCGGGGTGATTTCCATTTAGCGACGTCCTCGTCTCGCGGGGTTGATGAGCGTTTCGTTCATGCGCCGATCCGCGGCGTCGTCAGCGCGACGCTCGACGTAGGCACTGAATTCCGTTCGCCCATCGGGCGAGAGAATGAGTCGGTCGCCGGGACGCAGACCGGCGTCGGACCGGTTAGCCAGCGTCGCCACGTTGCGCCACTGATTCCCAGTGAGAACCGGCTCCGGCTGACCCGTCGCGTTCCTCACCGGGGTTACTCCGGGACGAAGCCAACCGCCGGAGTCGAAAAGCGACTCCGGATTCATTCGAGCGCCTGCCTTGAATGCCTCAAGGTGAAGATGCGGGCCCGACGAATTACCCGTCGAACCGACTCGCCCGATACTCTGCCCCTGCGTGATTGACTGGCCTACGCGGACTGCCATTGAAGACATGTGCGCGTAAAGACTGGCCATCTTCCCGGCGTGGGCAAGCGTGACGTGATTGCCGTACGGGCCCGTACGCGAGATTGCCGCTACTACGCCGTCAGCAACGGCACGGATAGACGTTCCGGAAGGCGCGGGGAAGTCGGTACCGGTGTGGTAGCCAGAAGACCACATACGGCCTGCCTGCCCGTAGCGTGCACCCATTGCGGTAATGAGCGGCTTATTCCAGGCGCCTGAACCGGACATGGCGGATTCGGCGTCTTCGGCAGCGCCAAGAAGCCGGTCTACCATGGCGTACGGGATATCCGTCAGCATCTTCACGAAGCCAGTTCCGGAGCCCGGAATAGCGGGCACGACGGTGTCAAGAAGTTTCTTGAGCCCCTTGCCCAGCCACTCGCGGCCGGTTTCCTTGGTCCAGTCGATAACCCCGCCAACGACGCCGCTGACGGTGTCCACAATGCCGCCCAGCGCATAGCCAGGAAGGCCACCGCCAAGCGCGCTCTGTACAGCCCCAACACCGCCCGTGCGAGCAAGCGCGTTCATGCCGTTGATCCACCCGGAACCGACAGCGCGCGTCCACTCCGGCCGCATTACGGCTTCACCGCCGGAAAGGGCGGCAAGGTGGACGTCGCGACCAGGCGTGTACCCGGGCAGAATACCGCCCGTATGCCAGTTGCTTACGTCCATCGTCGTTAGCTGCGGAGCGCCGAACGCCTTGGCGACCTTGTTCCACAGCGGGACGATACCCTTGTTGTAGACGGTGTCGATGATGAACTTGACTGGCTTCTTTGCGATGCCCTTAAGAGCGTCCCAATGAAGCTTGATAGCTTCCTTGGCGTCCTCGAACGCATCACCTACAGCGCCTACGCCCTTTTTGATCCAGTTGAACGCGGGTTTCAGCGCCTTGTCCCAGAGCCATTCGCCCTTATCGGCAATCCATTTGAAGACGGGCTCAAGAACCTTGTCCCACACCCATTTGAACGCCTTACCGACAGCCTCAAACGCGGTGGTAATGAAGTCGAAAGCAGGCTTGAGAGCCTTCTCCCAAAGCCACGTGGCAGCATCACCAATAGCGCGGAAGATTGGCTTGAGGTGGGAGTTCCAGAGGTAGTCGGCCGCGTCGCCAATGAACCCCAGGGCAGGCTTGAATGCCTTTTCCCAGAGCCAAGAGGCTATTCCACCGAGCAGTTTCAGGGCGACTACAACAGGTGCGACAAAGAGTACGACGAGCAGCGTCAGCAGCACGCGCACGGCAGCGTCTATGAAATTGAACGCGGGACGCAGCGCCTTTTCCCAGAGCCAGACTGCCGCGTCGCCGAGAAGCGAGAACGCCGTGACCACAAACCCGACCACGTCGAACACAAAACCTAGCGCCGTCAGCACCCATCCGACGCCGGTAGCGAGCGCCGAGAAGATAGGCCCTGCCAGTCGGAGGATAGCGGGCACTACTGCGCCTATGATGCTGGCTGCAAACTGTGCCAGCCACGAAATCACCGTCGTCACAACGCTTACGACAGGCTGTGCTTTCTCTACGAGGTCGCTCAGCTTGTCGCCTATATCGCTGATCGCTGGGACAACCCGGTCACGCACGAAGTCAGCAATTGCAGCGAAGATCGGCGTCAGATTCTCGCGAATCGCGAGTACAATTCCGCTAATCGCGGGCATCACCGTGCCCGTGAAAATGTCAGCCAGCGCGCGGAAGATCGGGATGAGCGCGCCGGCAACGGCCGGGACGACCGCGGACACGATGCTGACGACCGTGGTTGCTAGGTCGCGGAGGACCGGGAGGACATTCCCTGCGATCATCTGCCCGAAGTCGAGCAGCGCGGGCACCACGGTGCCTGTCAGCACGTCGGCCACGTCGAGGACTACGGGCACGACTGCGTCGAGGAGTTCCGCACCCATATCGCGCAGAGCAGGGAGAACCGTCGTCGTCAGGGCTGTTCCGGCCGACGTCCACGCGTCCGTGAAGGTGCCTGCGACGGCCCCTGCAATCTCGTTCACGACCGCGCGCACGGGTTCGCACGTCAGGTACAGGTAAGCAAGTCCCGCGGCTACTGCGGCAATTACGCCAATGGCGATTCCGACAGGGGTAGCCAGCACTGCAAATGCGGTGCCTACGGCGGATACTGCGGTGCCGAAGAGCACCAGCGCCGGTCCAGCGACCGCTACTACGAGCGCGACGATAGAGCCGATGCGGAAAAGCTCCGGGTTCATCGTAGAAACTGTCTGCGTCAGACTGGCGAGTCGGGTTGCGAGGTTCGCAGCCCATTCGAGCGCGCCCGCTTGGGCGATTTCGATTGCCAGACCCTCGACAGCGGCCTTGAATGTGTTGAACGCACCGGCCGCGCCGCTCATTTGAATCTCTGCGACGTTCTGTGCCCAACCGCCGGAGTTCTCCAGTTCTGCGGAGAGTTCGCGAAGCGCTTCGGACCCTTGCGAGACGATCGCCTGCATGGCCGGACCGGCTTCAAGGCCGAAGATCGTCATCATGTCGGCCGTCTTGGCGCCCGACGTCTCAAGCTGTTCGATGATGTCGACCAGCGGGAGAAGATCCCCCGCGGAATCCGTCACCTTCACGCCGAGTTCCGTCAGAGTGTCGCTGACATCCTTCGTCGGGGAAAGCAGCCGTGCGATGCTGGCACGGAGCGCGGTACCCGCTTCGGAGCCCTGAATACCCGCGTTTCCGAGGAGGCCAATCGCGGCAGACAGTTCCTCAAATTGAACGCCCGCACTCGCACCGACCGGCCCGACGTATTTGAATGACTCACCCAGCATTTGCAGGTTGACGTTCGTACTGGTAAACGTCTTGGCGAGTACGTCGTTAAGCCGACCAATCTCGTGCGTCTCCAGTCCGTAGCCGGACAGGATGTTAGACGCGATATCGGCCGCTTGACCTAGTTCCAGTGCGCCGGCTGCCGCGAGGTCGAGCACGCCCGGAAGCGCAGTTATCGTCTCCGTCGCGTCAAAACCCGCCATGGCGAGAAAGCCCATGGCGTCAGCCGCTTGACTCGCGGAATACTGCGTCGTCGAGCCTAGCTCTTTTGCTAGGGATTCGAGCTGGTCGAACTCCTCGCCTGTCGCGCCCGAAACCGCCTTGACCTTGAGCATGGCGGTTTCAAAGTTCAACCCCGTTTCGATGACGCTCTTACCGAGCGCTGCGACCGGCGCTGTGACGGCTGCCGTCATCACCGCGCCGGCAGACTGCATTTGAGTGCCGGCGCGGTTGAACGTCTGCGTCATCCCGCGGGCCGCTTGCTGCGCGGCAGCATTTGACGGCCCGGTCACCTGCCGGCGGAGGTTGTCCGCGAACCCCTTAAGGCTGGGGACGACGGAGACATACGCTACGGCCATTTCCGGAGCGGCCACGGACTATCCCCTTTGGGTACGCTCGCGGTGTGCGAGGAGATCGGCGGACGTGATTTCCCGCCTCTCTCGCCGCGTCGTTCCGGGACGCGGGTACGGGGTTGGGTCCGGGGGTGGCCGCTTGGAATTGGGCGCGACCGTGGCCCATGTGTTTTGCTGTACGGCGTCGTAAAGGTCCGCGAGCATGTAGTCCGTGCGCGTCCACGGCGGTTCGTCGTGCGCGCGCATGGACTGATGCAGCGCGCTGTCAGCCGGTAGCCCAGCGATGAGGACGCAGACCCGACGGGCGCTGAGTCGCCCCCGCCATAGGTCCAAGAGGTCAATGCCGCGGAAGGCAAGGTCCGCCTCTAGCGCGTCTCCGTGGTCACGGATAAGCGCCAAGAGGCCAATTACTTTCCCGCGTCCACGACCACGTTCACGGCCTCGAAGAACTCGGTAAACGCCTTGATCTTGGTATTGGACTTGCGGAACGCGGCGTACTGGTCGTCGCCAAGAAGCGCCTTGATTCCAAGGGTCATCTTGCCGGAGTCGAAATTCTCCAGTACGGCAATGTCCCAGTCCTCGGTCGGCGGGATCGAGTACGAGTCGCCGTTGAACTCGACACGGAAAGGCTTACCGAGAGCGTCGTTCTTGGTGGGCATGTGTTTTCTCCTTTGGGTGGGCGATGGGTGGGCATGGAAAGCGGGACCGTGCGCCCACCCAAGAGGCACGGTCCCGCTCGGTTGTGTTACGCCTTTTCGAGAGTGGCGTTCTCCGGGTCTACGCTCAGCGACTCCGGGTCGGGGTCGACCGGGTCGGTCTCGTCCGGCTCGACCTCGTTCTGCGGATCGTTGTCGTAATCCCTGTACAACACATCGCCCTCGACCGGGTAAATCGTGATCGTGAGCGCGAATGCTGACATGGACGAGTCGGAAAGACTGACCTCCCCAACCTCCTCGACTTCACCGCGCATAATGTGGCGCCGACGAGTAATGGCGCCGTCCCGGAGTTCGAGCAGAAATGACACCGGGTTGCTACGCGGGACGCGGACGGTTCGCGTGTTGACGCCATTTGCCGTCGACACCGAGGAACCCGGGTTGGTAAGTCCGAAGACGACGAGATTGTCTTCAAGGCACGTGACAGTGATCTGCCGCTTGTGCTTGCTTCGCGTGGTGCGGACGAGTCGGCCACCCCACGAGTAATGGTCGGTTCGGTCCTCGTCGCGCGATTCGCTCGCGCCGTCCTCCGAGAGCAGACCGACCGGTACCCACGCGGGGGTGTCGGTAATCGGCTCAGCAAGAGCGATGGCGGGTTCGGTACCAACCGGCGCGGTGAAGAGGTCCGCGCCTTCCCAGATTCGGGGGTTATTCGGATTGCCGGTTTCCATGGGGACTACTCCAGTCTGCGTCCCCGTAGGGACAAGCCGAATGCGATGGCATAGCGCGGGTGGCCCGACACGTGGTCGGGCAGCCATTGGGCGCCGGATTCCTCGCGTACGCGGTACACGGTTGTGTCGCCGTGTGCGCCTGCCATCGCAAGAATGTGTGCACGTCCGCGCTGCATGAGGTCGTGTGCTGCCTCTTCAGATTCCGCCCAGAATTGGACGTCGAGCCGCGGACGGTCGGTGATGAGAGAGTTACGCAGGCCACCTAGCCGCTTCACGCGCACGAATGTGGTAGGCCGTTCGTCGGGTACGCGGCTGACGACGGGGACACCGTCGAGGACGCTGGCGAGGTAGTCACGCATTACCGACGTGGCGTCGGGGAATTCGATTACGGGTCGGCTCATGCGCCACCGTCCAGAGCGGACAGCAGCGCGTTGCGCGTCTCCGCGAGATTCCCGCGGCCACGCTCACCGGCGATTACGGCCGCACGATGCCGCTCGGCTCCGGTCGCTTGGTCGGTCCGGGCCGCGACGCCTTGCCCGCGGACGCGTTCCGCCATCGCTTCCGCTTCGGAGTTGACGCGGTCGGCAACTTTGGGATCGAGCCGAAGAGCTGCAACCGCCCGCGTGTCCACGCGAACTCGCGCACTCATGCGCTCACCCGCTTAAGCCGGGCCTCGACGTGATGGACGCGCCCGCTCAGGTGGTACCGCGCCGGCTCGCCGTCGAGTTCGAGGATCTCGCCGTCCTCGGTTCGGACTCGGTCCGTCGAGACGAGGTCGACGTCACGCCCGCGCGGGGAGATGAGGCGCCATCGCTCGGTAACCGCCTGGCGGTCGCCCACCATCGCGCCTACTCCGGGGCCGGACGGCTCCGGCTGCAAATTGATCTCCGGAATGGGCGTCTCTTCCGCAGCCGACCAATCGCGGTCAACCGCATTGCCGTAGCGGTCAGTTGGCGCCGGTGCGCGGAGACGCGTCACTGACTGCATGAAAAACACGCTCACGGCTTCACCAGCCAATCCGTGTCCGGCAACAGCGGGCGTCGCGGGTCACTCCGGAGTTCGGTATCCCGCGCCCGTCGGCGATATCGGCCTAGGTCCCGACGTTCGTCGTCCGTGAGCGTCACGCCGATTGTCTCCGTGCCGTAGGTAGCGGAAAGGCCACCCACGGCTTCCTGTCGGAGATCGGCCGGGTTGTTGACGACCCGGCCGGCGAGAGCGACGACGACGCCCCGAATGTCATCGGGCGCCGTCGTCGCGTCTACGAGAATTGGGAGCGAGCGGTTGATGTAACTCCGCACTCTGCCGCTGGCGAAAACCAGCGCGACCAGCGCGGTAGCGCCCGGAACCGGGCGCTGTAGATACGCCTCTAGCTCTTCCGTGGTAGCTAGAGGCGGCAGCGATTCGGCCATTAGCTACCTCCGGTACTAGTCGAGTTCGACGGACGCCGAACCGGGCGCGACGGCAAGCCCCTCGGGGCTGTCGACGACGGTGATTTCGGACGTGCCGCTCTGCCCGAGAGCTGTTGCGGTAATGGTCGCGGTACCAACCTCGACGGCCGTGACAAGACCGTCGGAAACGGTGGCGATGGTGGGTGCGCTCGACGTCCAAGTTGCGGAGTCGGTTACGTCCTCAGTTGCGCCACTGCCGCGCGTGAGAGTGGCGGTGAGCTGTACGGTGGCCATGCTTCCCTTTTCTGTTGTGGGGATGGGTTACGGCGTTCGCCTACGTCAGCCGAGTTCTACCGACGCGCTTTCCGGCGAAACCGTTAGCCGTTTCCCTCGTCGTCCGCCGGAACGGTGATCTTCGCGAATGCCTCGACGTCGTTGATCAAAAAGCCGTATTCGGCCTCAGCACGCACCGCGACAAGGTTGTGCTGCCACAGGGAGATCATTTCGCCGTTGGGTCCGAGCGGGAGCGTGGTCTGAGTCGAGACGTCGTAGTTGATGCCACCGACGACGCCCCAAATCGCCTGGCGGAAATCACCGGCGAAACCGAGCACGTCGGAGTCCCGACGGAGCCCGTCGGACATGCTGACCGGTCGGCCGAGAAGGCTTCCGGTCCGGATAGCGGGAGCGGTCCCGGTGTACGCGCTTTCGACGAAGAACGGCCTGCCGTTGGCGTCAAGCGACGTCAGTAGGTGCGGCTCAATCTGAGAATCGAGCGCCCAGGATCGGAGCGACTTCCGGTCGTCGGTAAGAGACGCGAGGACCGAAACCATATCTCGGTAAACCCCGCCCTCACTCGGCAGCGCGGAGCCGAGTTCCACAGTCTTGGTAGTCTGCGAAAGGCTCTGGTCGAACGGGGAATTGCTGCTTCCGCTGCCTCCGCCATGAAAGAATGCGTTATCGAACGCAAGGCCGAAGCTCTCGGAGAGCTTGGTTCGCATCTGCTCCATGAATCGCACCGGATTGGCACGCGCAACCTCAGCCGAAACGGCGAAGATGGCGGCAATCTTGTGAGACTTCATGTGCTGCATGCTGACGCTGCCGGAAACCAGCGGCTTAGCACCGGCTTCCTCGACCCATTCCGCGGTCGGCGTGCCGGTGAAGATCGGGATTGCCTTACCCGCGGGACCAAGCGGAACCTGCGGAATGAGCGGCATAGCGACGCTGTTCTTAACAGCCTCGCGGAAAATGGGTTCGCTCAGCTCCGGCGGAATGTGACCGGCGAAAGTGCCGGAATCATTGGTGCCGAGAAGCTGTGCCTTAGTGGGGTCTACGGCCACAGTGGGACCTCTCTAGGAATTACCTGCCAGTGACAGGTGCGCCGATCGCGTTGCAGATCTGCTGATAGAGCCGGTCGTCATTCAGCGCGAGAGCACTTCCGGACTGACCCTGCGCACCCTGCGCGGCGAAAAGGGCGGAATGATCGGGGGCGTTATTGGGGGCGCCGTCAGTAGGCGCGGACGCGGGCGCGATGCCGTCGAGGAACGCGGAGATACCCGCGTTGTCGGGGTCGCCGGCGTCAGTGGCAAAGCGCGTCACGTCGATGTTCTTAATAACTGCATCGACGTCGGCCACGCGGCCATTGGCGGCAGCGCGGAAAGCCGTCTCGGCGACCTTGGCGGAGAACTCCTTGCGGGTGTCCGCCTTGGCAGTGTCGACAGCCGTAGAGAGCGCGGTAGCGTGGTCGACCTTGGACTTGTCGAGGTCCGCAATCGCGGTCTTCTTGTCCGTCTCGTTCTTCCGAGACATAGCCTTCCAGTGATCACGGTCACTGGTGACGGAAGCAAGCTCTGCGGTCAGCTCTTCGACGGTCTTCGGGGCGTCAGACATAGGGGTTCCCATTCCGGGTAGAGGTCCCGCATTGCCATTCGGCGCGGGTCAGTTGAGATCCTGCGGGCCGGTGAATTCCTGGCCTCGGTATGCAAGGGTTGGCCCGTACTCGCCGTGATCCTGAATCACGATGATTTCTGAGTAGTCCACTTCTCGCGCGTCGCGTGCTTCGCGGCCTGCGAACGCCTCTACGGCGCCGTGGATTTCCTCTAGCTGTGCCTTGTTGAGGACGTGCCGCGCGTTACCCTGTACGGGGGCGATAGCGCAGTTGCATCCGGGGTGAATCGGCATCAGCATTGAACGGCGGTATCTCTGTGTACTAGCCACTACACAGAGTGCGCAGTTTTTCGCTCCGACCAATACGCGGCGGTAGAACTGCGCGTCACTGCGCTCCATTGCGGCTCGCGCGGCGTGCGTCTTCGCCAACTGCATATCGGTGCCCGTGAGGCTGTCGAGCCGGTTAGCGGCCCGCTCGACAGCGTCGGAAAGCTGTACGCCGGCTGCTAGGGCGGTGTACAGCTCGACAAACGGCCGACGATAGACGTCGGAAGGGTCGGCCCCGTTGCGGGTTGCCGCGCCCGTCACCTCGTCGAGGTCGATTCGGCCGGGTTCTGGTGCGGACCCGTGCATTGCCGCGAGTTGGCCGGCTAGATACAGGTCCGTAAGGGTTGCCATTTGGCGTTGGCCAGCGGCGACCACGGGGACGATTCGCGCAACGAATGCGTCCATGTCTTCCTGGCGCCATCGGCCAAGAGACGTGAAGTAGTCACGCGCGAATTGCATTACCCGCGTGCGCACTTGACCGCTCACGCGGAAGTAATCGGCGTCACTGATCACTGCCGCCCCCACCCGCGGGAAGCGCGGGAGTCTGCGGCGTCGTCAGTAGCGCGGTGAGCGCGTCGGAAGCACGCTCGCTTTCCATGCGGTCCGCTTCCTGCGGGGAGTAGCCGAGGACACTCATTACGACGGTTCGCCACGGGATGCCAGCTGCGGATAGCTTGATAGCGGCATCGGCCTTTTCGGCAAGGCTCCTGTACTGCGGATCGCTCCAAATGACTTCTGCGTCAAGGGCATTCGCGCGCGGGTCGTTTAGCCACGCGAAACCGAATGCGATGACATCTTCGGCGCTCTCGCCTGCTTGCGTCATGCGCTCGGTGACCTTGGCTACGTGGCCAGTCTCAGACTGGGAGAACGCGTCGCCACCGGCGTTGACGAATTCGGAGAGGAGATAGTGCGGGGGCGTCCGGCTGATAGCCGCCATGTCGCGGACGTCGTCCTTGACGGCTTCCAACATCTGCCGCAGATCCGCCTGCTGAAACTCCCCGAACTCGGCTTCTTCTTCCTCGATCACCCACACAAGGTCAGCGCCCGGCCGGAAAGACCCCCCGCCGTCCTCGTCGTCGAGGTCGATACCCTTGATCCAACGCTGCCGGTACGCCTGCATCTTGGACGTCACCAGGCGGTCAAGGATCATCCCGTTGATGCGATCCTGAATGTCCATGACGTCCTCGTGCTCTGCGGTCGTATTGCCGTAGAGATCAGGGCGGTTGGCGAACCGGACGACAGGGACCTTGCCGATAGGATTAGGCAGCACGCCGGCAGGGACCCAGCGGTCGGGCGCGAATGCGGCGGCTTGGTATTCGCCATCCTCGCGCCGTGCGGTGTACGCGTGGTAACCCGTCGGGAGAATCAGCACCGCGCGCCATTCCTGGCGGACGTCGTCAGGCCAAACCTTGAGTGCGGCGATCACCTTGCGCTTGTCGAGCGCGTCGAGTTCGACGACCATTTGCCGCGGGTCTTCCGGCGTGATGAGTGGCATTCCGCCCCGATCGGGGGACGGAGGACCGACCATCATGTACGCCTCGCCCATGTAGCACATGGCGCGGATGACAAGCGGCATATCCGCGTCGAGGCGGTTCGCCTGCCAGATACGCCACGCGTCGGCGTCATCGGTGGCGCCGGCACCGGTTCCAGCTCTAAATCCGGAGATTCGCATTCGCTCGACGACGGATTCAGCGACCAGGCCCGTGTAATTTGACCGGGCACGCCGCTGGAAGCGCGCGAACGCTTCGCGCACCTGTACGTCACCTTCCGGCAGATCGTGATCACCAACGGCGTATCTGTGAAGCCGTTCGAGACGCGGAAGGCGGTTGAGTTGCTTCGCGATGAGGCGGTTTAGCCACCAGTCCGGAGTTCCGGGGGTCGAGGTGTCGAGCATCCGTCCCCCTCCGGGGCTAGAATCGGCGGACCTTGCGGGATTTCTTACGCCCGGTGAATCCCTGCGCGAGTGCGTGTGCACGCGCCTCGTACGCAATGACGGCCGCAACGGCAGCGTCGATCTTGTCGGGGGAATCCGGGTAACGCTTGTGAATCTGCATGCCGCGGATTGATCGCCGGCGGCGGGCGTTGAGCAGGTGGTGCGTCAGCACCGGGGAACCATCCATCGTGATTTCCCGGTCTACTACGGCGTGTTCCAAGCGCTCAATCGCGCGGACGATGGACGTGACGCGTCCGCCGTTCATCCACCATTCGATGGGGTGGACAGCGGATGACTTGACCTTGAGTTTCTTTCCGAATTGGCTTTCCCACTCGGAAATGTCGCTCTCCCATTTCGCAGGGTCAGCGAAAAACGCGATGACGTTGTACCGCTTGATCGCGTCGCGCACCGTCGCGTGCACTTCCAGTTTGGGAACTTCCCAGTCGACGCCGGCCGGACCGGATGGTTGTTCCCACACGTCGATGAGGAATAGGTGACCATCGCTTACTCGGCATCCGACCAGCGCGGTTGAGTCCGCAACGCCCCGGGCGCGCTTGTGTGAGCCGTCAAAACCGAGCGTGATTGCTTCGCCATCCTCGACGACGATTTCGGAATTCGTGATCGCCTTGACGTCGAGGTGCGACAGCCACGCGTCTTCCGCCGAAGTCACCTGGTTCAAGTAGAACTGTCGGGCGTCCGCCGGCGAGGTTGACGGGTCCCAGATCTCCGCAACGACGCGGTCAATGTCGACCCACCCGCCGTTCGGTCCCGCAGCGTCTCCGTAGGCGTGCGTCAGACCCGCTGTGAGGCTTTCCCGGTCCGACATGTCGGTGTCTTCGGGTGCCTCTTTGTGGTCGACGAGTAGGCCGTCATCGCGCGCTTTACCTTCGCGGATGAGGTCTAGATATTTGAAGCTCTCCTCGGAGACGGAATCCATTCCCGGAATGAAAGAGTTCGGCGCCTCGATCGAGCTGCCGCCCGTCTTGCCGAGATTTCGGCGCATGGTCGCCGCGAGCCGCACGCCGCCGTTACTCGGGTGCCAAGACTCGGTCTGGTCCAAAACGCAGAAGATAGGCCGTGCGCCTTCACGCGAGTTGGCCGACGCGGTTACCGCCTCGATCCGTCCGCGCGGCAGCGCTACGAACGTCTCCATCGGCTCAAGGCCCGGGTACTCGTCGAGGACGGGCCCTTCCCGGAGCATTTCGAGTAGCGGCGTGAACGCGTTTGCCGTCTGGTCTTCCGAGACAGCCGCAATCTGACAGAGCGGCGTCCGAAGGTCCGACCAGGGGCGTCCGACGGGGCGCCCGGCAGCGTCAAACCCGTCGGGGACGACAGGGGCGAGCGCTTCCGCGGCAGTGAGCGCGGAAAGCAGCGGGGATTTACCCCAGTAACCATCCCTTGGGGCGCGAAATCACGGCCCGCCGAAACTTGCGGCGGGCCGTGGTGCTGTCTACTCGGTAGAACTGGAGAACAAACCTCGCCTGTTCCTGTGTTAGGACAAGGGGCTCGTACTCCGGCCGGTCGGGGGCGGCTAGGTATGCCTCGATCCAATCGAGGACAGCCCAGCCGAGCGTAGGGACTTCACCTTCGTATTCGGGCTTGAAAGGGATAGGGATCACCCCGCTTTCGTAGCTCAAGTTTCCATTCCGCGAGGAAACGCCCTTGCTTCTTTGAGTTGCAGGACGCGCACGCGGCTACTAGATTCGCGGGCGCATGGCGACCGCCTCGGCACAGCGGAACAACGTGATCCGCCGTCAATGGCCCGTCAATCCCGCAGTACGTGCACGTCTTGCGTGCTCTGCGCAGAATCGATCGCCACTCAGCCAACGTCACAGGGACATAGCCGGGGTTGTTCCGCGCCAGAGCACGACGCTTTTGGTTGCTCAGACGTCGGCGTTCCGGGTTGGCCGCGCGCCAACGGGCGCTGTAAGCTGTCCGTTCCTCGCGGTTCTCGACGTAATAGCGTTGCTGCCACGCCAGCCGGCGCGTCCGCTCTTTCACATACCTCACTCGGTCCCGCAAGGCATTTCTACCGCCGGTGTTGCGTCGCACCTGGCTTGCTCGGGCCTTGCACTTACGCGAGCAGTACGCACGCTGCCGCCCCGTCAAGGTCGAAGAACAGACGGCGCACGACATTGACGCTCCCATCCGGGCAAAGGAAAACCCCCGCAGGGGACTTCCTTGCGGGGGTCAGTCGTTGGCTATCAGTCGCATTCCGCCGTAGCGCTCACGCGCGGCGCCCGGGTTTGGCCCGGAACGGCGTGCGTCCGCCTCATCGGCAGCCGCGAAAGTCATGCGGAGTCGTGCGCGGTCCGCAGGCGACGCACCGAACTGCGCGACGCGGAGTCGGATTTCGGAGCCCCATTTGAGTTCGCCGTCGTAATACGCGGCGACAAGGGGAAGTGTGTCGAGGAGATAGCGCCAGTCCGTACGGCTGAAAACCTCAGCCTGCGGACTGTCGAGCCACGTCTGCCACCATTCGGTGACGTCGTCGTTCTCGCGGTACCGCGCGGGCAGCGCCGGCGGCTCGACGACCTCAGCGCGTAGCACCGTCTGGCCGACCTGGTCGCCGTTCCTCCGCGCGCGGGCGCCCCGCGGCTTCGGGGGCGGACCGTTGCCGGCCATTTGGACTCCTACGATTGGTAGTTGGGGTACAGTCGCCTTCCCCGCGCGTGCGGGGGTCGACCAAAAGGGGGTTCGCCGTGCCCAACCGCTGTGCACGATGCCACGGGTTCTATGCAGTGGGCAGCTCCTGTGCGCGCTGTCCACGGGCACGCAAGCGGGCGGAGGGGCTGCGGAACCACGTCGTCTGTAAGGACTGTGGCGGCCGGACGCGACCCGGAACAACTCGCTGCAAGGAGTGCGCGGATAAGCGGCGCGTCGCAGAGCGTGAGGTCCGGCGGGAACAGAGCCGCGCCGATTTCCTCAGCCCCGGTGCTCGGAGTGCGTTGTTGGCGGACCTTGCTCGCGGTGTGCCGCTGGGGGAAGTGCTGGAGACGTACGAAGTGAGTCAGGCGAAACTCTATCTCCAGGGAAAGCTGGTGCCCGGGTGGAGGAGAGCTCTGGACGCTGCGCTCATGGCCGGACGCGACCCGGGGCTGCCGCACGGTGAAGCGTGGACGTACCGGCGGTGGGGGTGCCGTTGCCCGGAGTGCCGAGCGGCGAAGGCAGTACAGCGGGTCTCGACCTCGGATCGGCGCTAGAGGTCGACTTCGTCGCGGAAAACCCACACGCGAACGACGCCGGGCGTGTCCTTGAGGGACTGCCAGTTGTCAGCGTCTTCAATGGAGCCAGCCCGGTCGACGACGACCACGCAGGGTGTATGCGCCGTGTCACCGGCATACTGCGTCGGCAGTTCGAGGATGCGAACGCGGGGCGGAGGGCCGACGTACTCGTACGGAATCGCCATTAGGAACCGCCCCGCGCGATGGCAGCGTTTGCCCAGAACAGCGCCTCTTCCAGTTTGGTTCGCGCGATACTGAGTTCGCGGCCGGCCGGGCAGACAGTGCGAAAGGTGGCGTCCGCGTCAGTCACAGATGCGCGAACGGCGCGGTGCGCGTCAGCGTTGTCGACACGGGAGTTCTCGCGGAACTCGAACCGTCGGTCGTCTTCCATGTAGCCTCCTACGGGCAGGCACCCGCAAGGGGCGCGTCAGTTGAGTAGCGAGCGGACCGGACCGGAGATGTTCGCCAGCCGCGGAGCGCTGCCGCGGAACGGCCGGCCGGTGACCGTGGCGTACTTGCGGGAACCAATCACCTCACCGGCAATGCCGTCTTCTCGACGGAGCTTGCGGCACGTCAGTACGACGCCTCTACCCCAGACATGCAGTCCGCGCCCGGAAGGCGACACCTCAACCCACGTGGGCGGAAGGGTGTCGAGCCACGCGGCCACGGCGGGAAGCGGATTGCCCTCGTCGTCGAGGGCGTCGTCAAGGTCGACGACGCAGATTCCATCGCCGGCGAGCACGAACCCGAGACCGGCGCCGGTCGTCGAGGACGACGCGTCGGCGTAGGTAGACCAGGTCGACGGATCGTTGCTGCGAGCGGCATTGCCGGTCGCCATCAACGGGACCTTGGTAGCGGAGCGCCTCACCCATCGATCAAGCCGGCGGAGTTCCGCGGGCGGAGCGACGTCGGCAGCGGCTCGCCGCGCGCGAGCAGCGGCCGCGCGGCACTTCGGCCCGCAGTACCGCGCGTGTGCGCGGGCAGTCAGTGGCATGTCACCGTTGCAGTGCGCACAGTGCCGCTCGGTTCCGCGTTCCATGTAGCCATCCTAGCAGCCGCGTACGCTTTTAGCGCTCTGACCAGCGGGTTTGTATTGGGTAGTTGCCGCCCCGGTCGTCACTCTCCGTCGACCTTTGCAGTTCCAGCGGCGTTTGCGCTGGTCAGAGCGTTGCGGGCCGAAATCTCCAGACCCGTACGGAGCCTTAACGACAGCCCCTTCCGAGGGCCCGACTGGTGGGGGGCGGGGAGGCACCCCCCACCCTACTCAGCGTCACCGGATCAGGCCCGGATGTGCTTCCTTGGGGTACTTCAGTCGCGCTGCGTAGCGCCGGCGTTCAGCGGCGGCTTCCCGCGTCGTCTTGGCTGTGTGACAGTCTGTGCACAAGAGCTGGAGATTCGTCACGCTGTGATCATCCCCGCGCCGGATGTGATCCACGTCCTTGCCCGGATTGACGCACCGTGAACCGTCGGGCAGTCGACGCTCACACCTTCCGGCAGCGCGCGCCTTGATGCTGGCTACGCGCCGCTTCCAGTCGGAAGGTAGACGCGATCTCCGGTCGGAGTCTGCCCACTTGCCGCTCATGCTGGCTCAACTCCTCGTCGTCCTGGTCAACCTCGTCGCCCCGATCCCCCACGCGCACGCTCACGAGCGCGCAGAGGCGCTGTGGGGCACCGCTGCGTACGTCAGCGGCAGCGCCCCGTAGAACCTCCTGTAGACACCCGCACGTGGCCGCATCGTGAGCCGTCGCACAGCTCGTCAAACGCCCCTCTGAGGGGCGTTGCGGGCCGCTAGGGTTGCGGGTACGTAGGCCGTGTGGGTCTGCGTAGGAGGGGAGCAGCTATGCGCGCAACACGTGTCGCGGCGGGGGTAATCGGCGTCGTCATGGTCGCTACGGGGTGTGGTTCGTCGTCGAGCGACGAACCGTCGTCCGCGGAGACGCGAGCGGACGTGGCTGACGTCGTCGAGGACGTCGAACCGGTCGTCGAGGACGAACCGGAGGAAGACGAACTCGCCGTCGAGCCGATCGGGGTCGGTGAGTCCGCAGAGTGGGAGATCCCGGAGGAAGACGAGTACGGCGACGTCGTCGAGGGTGGAACGCCAGCGGTCATGCGCGTCACGCTCGACGCTGCCGAATGGGTCGGGGCGTCCGCGGAGCATGGCACGTCGGGTTCGCCGGACGGGGAATGGCTCCGGCTCGACTTGACGGTGTCGAACGTCGGGGATGCCGGCGACGGGACGTTCAGCCCCTACGGGCTCATGTACTGGGAGAGCGAGACGCACGCCGCACAGGACGTGGGCACGCTGCACATGCCGGCGGGCGCGGACGTCGACACGACGTACCGGCCGGGCCAGAGCGTGTCGGGCGGAATCGTCCTCGACGTCCCGGAGCGCGACGGGGTCGTCAGCTACGTGTGGAACCTGTTCGGGGGTGCGGTCGGTTTCGCCGTCGAGGTACCCGAGTAGGTGGTAGATGTGCGCGGGCGCTGCCTGGCTTCCTCGTCGGAGGGCGGCAGCGCCCGCGCTGTGCGTTGCGGCTCAACCCGCGGAGGAGAGAGACGCGGGGAGCAGCAACGGCGTGTCCGGAGTGTGCCGAGTTACCGCCACCAGTTCCGGATCAACTGGGTAGTTGGGCCAGGTGTGACATGGCGTTTTTGTAAACGTGCAGGTCAGAGCGTTAAGGCTGCTTTGAGTGCTTCTTTTCGTTACCTAGTCGTTATGTCACATGCAGTCGCTTGTCACGGTGACGCGTCGGGTGACAGCTTCGTCACCCGCCCTGACCTGCGGAAACACGGTTTCGGTGACGAGTTGAAGCCCTATTTCCTTTCTCTCTTAGAGAGTCTCTAAGGGAAAAGTAAAAGAGGGTCGTTCTCGTCACCACATCGACGTTCTTGCAGGTCAGCGGGGGTGACAGAGTTGTCACCGGGGGTGTCATCGGTGACGGGGGGGCCGACGAGGTTGGCAACTCGCACGGCTACCAGGTCGGGTCTGACGAACCGTCTGCCCAGTGAATCCGCACGCGGGCGTGACCGGCGAACGGCGCTCCGCGGTAAGGGGCCTTGCGCGCCGTGATGCTCGTAATGGCCACCTGTAGCAGCACGCGGCGCAGTGGCAGGTTCGCTTCCGTCCACGCACCTTCGACCGACAGCGGGTCGAGCAGGAACCCGATATCCGCGCCTCGGGACGTCGCAACTGCCGCAAGCGCGTCCCGCGCAGCACCGACCGTGGCCGTAGCCTCGTCCAGGGCGGGACGGAAATACGCCTCCGACGGGCCGTCGTAAAGGCCAGCCCTTCGGTCTGCCCACACTCTAGCCAGCGCGAGTTCCGCGCCGGCCAGTGCGTTGGCAGCAGCTACAGCGTCTTCGGCGCCGCTAGGGTCCTGCCTTGCAGCCCAGCGCTCCGCCACCTCCATTAGTAGCGGGTCGTCCGGGTCGAGCGCTGCTAGGCGCGCCTCCCATCGGGCATGTACGTACGCCTCTCCTGTGATCCTTGGGACCGTCGCGGGCGCCGTACACCCCCCGCTGTTGCGGGAGCGGCCACACGAATACCCGGTGCCACACCAGCTCATCGCCCCGGTGCACCCTGCGCACTTGAGCAGCCCGGTTAGGAGATGCTTCGCGCGCACGTCGTGCGGACGGTCGGCCGGCTTGCCCGTTGGGCTTGCTGGGGTGCGCGTCGCGCCTTGTGCTATGCGCTGCTCAGTGTCGGTAACGAGCGGCGTCGTACCCGGCGCCATGACAGACACGCGCTCGCCTGCTGCGTTCCGGTAGAGGACGCGACGGTTCGCGACTCCTTCTTGCCGACCTGTGGTTTGCCAGCCGGCGTACACCGGGTTGGCGATCATGTCGCGCACCGTTGGGTGCCCCCAATGCGGTTGACCAGTCGGGGACAGCACTCCGAGACGTGCTAGCTCGTAGCAGACTCCGCGCTGTGTCAGCCCTTCGGCGGGTAGGGAGTGGATCTTCTGCACCACCTCTGCGCGTGTCATCCGGGTCAGTGATCCGTCGACCACGGGCGCGGGGCGTTCGTCAGGTGTCAGCTTGCGCACCTCGTACGGTTCGTCGTCCTCGTCATGCTCGACGACCATGACGAGTTGAAGCCCGTACGGAACTACCGGGCTCACCCATTGGCCTGTGTCGCGCTGCCACTGCTTGGCATCCCGCACGCGCTTGGAAAGTAGCTCAGTCTCTTCACGGGCATCCTCCGCCCGACGAATCAGCTCTCGCCGGTCCCGCGGGTTGGTCGAGTCCAGCTCGATACCCGGGCGGTCCGGGTCACCGTTGTCGAAAAGCAAGCGGCGCGGGATGCCATCGGCCGGTTCGATGATGCGCAGGATTGCCCCCGCGCCTCGGCGGTCCCATCGGTCTAGGCGGTAGATCCACAGCGCGCCCGACTCCCCCCGCTCTAGGGCTGTCAGTGCTGCGTCTTGCTCCGTGCGCGATTTGCGCTTGCTAAATCTAGAAGCTGACCCTACCTCTCGCCATACCTTGCGAACCGTCAAGCCGAGCGCGTCGGCTACCGCCCGGCCGCGCGCCTCCTGAGCCGAAATGCTGATTTCCTTCCTGCCTGCGTGCTGCCTTGCTGCCGACTTGCGACAGAAAAGGTCGATGAGCTGGGCAGGGTCCTCCGGTGCCGATTGGCTGGTCATACGGCCTATAGTGCCACGTCGGAGCCCGGGTGTGTAGTTGGTTATCCTACCTGGGAGCGGTACACCCTGTGGCTGCGCACCGTGCTGATCCCGACGGTGAACATCTACCACTCGATGGTGCTGGCGGGTGTGCTGCTGATCGGCGGGGCCTTCGCGCTCCAGGGCTGGCTGACCGTCGGTCAGCTGACCACGGGCGCGGTGCTGGCGCAGATGGCGGTGGAGCCGGTCGGGATGATCCTGCGCTGGTTCGACGAACTCCAGGTGGCCCGGGTGTCGTTGGCCCGGCTGGTGGGCGTCCGGGAGATCGAGGCGGCGCCGGGTGACGACCGGGAGAAGCCCGCCGGGCGGGAGACCCACGCTGACCGGGTGCGGTTCGCCTACCAGGAGGGCACGGACGTCCTGCACGAGGTGTCGCTGCGGGTGCCGCCGGGGACCCGGGTGGCCCTGGTAGGCCCGTCGGGCGCCGGCAAGTCGACGCTGGGGCGGCTGCTGGCGGGCATCTACGGCCCGCGCACCGGCGCGGTGACGCTGGGCGGCGCGCATCTGTCGAAGATGCCGCCGGAGCGGGTCCGGGAGAACGTGGCGCTGGTCAACCAGGAGCACCACGTCTTCGTCGGCCCGCTGCGGGACAACCTGCTGCTGGCCAGTCCGGACGCCGACGACGAGGAGCTGTGGGCGGCGCTGCGGGCGGTGGACGCGGACGGCTGGGCGGCGTCGCTGCCCGAGGGGCTGGACACCGAGGTCGGCTCCGGCGCACTGACGGTCAGCCCGGCGCACGCGCAGCAGATCGCGCTGGCACGGCTGGTGCTGGCCGATCCGCACACCCTGGTGCTGGACGAGGCCACCTCGCTGCTGGACCCGCGTGCGGCCCGCCACCTGGAACGCTCGCTCGCCCGGGTGCTGGAGGGCCGCACGGTCATCGCCATCGCCCACCGGCTGCACACCGCGCACGACGCGGACGTGATCGCCGTGGTCGAGGAGGGCCGGATCACCGAACTGGGCAGCCACGACGAACTGGTCGCCGCGGACGGGGCGTACGCCGCCCTGTGGCGTTCCTGGCACGGCTGATCTCAGCGGGACGCGGCACACCTGAGGGGCGCTCACGGCCGGTACGGCCGTGAGCGCCCCTCGCGCGTGGCCGTCAGGCGGCCGTTGGGGCGTCTGCCACCGCGCCGTCACCGAAGGCACAAACGTGCTGGAGATCGGCAGTCGGCCGGGCCGCTGTGGCGCCCTCCCCGCCTGCCTGACCGGCCCGGCCGTATCGGTGAACAGCGCGTGCCGCCGTCACCTGTACGGTCAGCGCGTGGCTGGGGAGGCACGAAGTGGAGTGGAGTTTCGGCATTGTTCTCAGGCAGCCGCTCACCCGTAAGCAGGCTGACGCGTTCGATCTGTGACGCCCTCGCGGACGGGGCGATCTCCTACACGCTCGCCCCGGATGACTCCGAGGTCCACCCGCAGTCAGCGGACTCAGCCCTGCTGCGGGAGCTGGCCTGCGATATCGAGGCTCCGACCCTCCTGGACGCTGTTGCCCAAGCCGTACAGCGCGTCCGGCACATCGACGGGCTCCAAGCCGTCGGCGTCACCCTGCCCGACACCGTGACGCTCGATGAAGCCGCTCAGCGCAGCGGAACAGGCGCGCGGTCGCTGGCTCAGCTGTCCCAGGACGAGGGCTTCCCCGAACCTGAATCCGGCGAAGGGACGGTGCTCTACTCCTGGGACCGGGTCGCCGCGTTCTTGCGGAACATGGGCGAACCGGTCCCCGAAGTTCCCCAGGACCTGGTGATCGCGGATCTGACACTCCGTCTCGTCAACGTCCTCGACGGTTCGGACGTCTCCCCGGGGACGCTCAGGGCCCTGGGTCTGCCGATCGGCTGAACGCCTCAGGATGGCGAAGGTTGCCTGCTGGATTCGTCTGTCTGCTCCGCGACGACAGGATCGCTGCCGCCCGACCTTCTTTCGCGTGGTTCAGCGGCGCGGTGAGCCGGCGATCTCGCCGGTCTTGACTCCGGCCACGAACGAGGAGAAGGCTCCGGACGGGACCGCGAGGGCCGGACCGGCGGGGTTCTTGGAGTCACGCATGGGGACAGTCCCGACGGAGACGAGATCGGCGGCGACCTCGATGCAGTTACCGCCGTTGCCGCTGTAGGAGGACGTGAACCAACGGGGGGATTCGGTCGTCACGGGATGCCCCTTCGTAGCTGTTCGAGCCCGGCAACGGGCCTCGCCTGCAAGGCGCTTCGACCTGTTCCGATCGTAGGACGCCATCCGGAAGCGTGCCACGGTGTCGCGTGGTGGACTCGCAGAACGGCTTGTTCGCCTGGCCCGGCCGTGCCCGATCGCAGCGAGAAGCCCCACCGTGCGCGGTGTGCACGGTGGGGCTTTCGATCCAGCGGCGCACGCTCAGTTGGTGATCTCGCCAGCCTTGACCCCGGCCACGAACGCGGCGAAGGCACCGGCCGGGACCGCGAGGGCCGGACCGGCGGGGTTCTTGGAGTCACGCACGGGAACCGTCCCCACGGAGACCAGGTCGGCGGCGACCTCGATGCACTGGCCGCCTCCGCCGCTGTAGGAGGACGTGAACCAGCGGAGGGATTCGGTCGTCACGGGATGTCCTTTCGTAACTGCTCGATCATGGCCACGGACGCCGCCGGCGACAGCGCCTCACCCTGAAGCTGATGGTATGCCTTCAGCATGGGCAACACAGTCGCATTTGATCGGTCCAGGTGCCCCTGTGACTGGGACTCGGCGTAGCAGATCACGGACCGGTCGGAGAGGGTGAGCAGGCTGACCGGGAGATTGAACGCCCGTCGGGCACCGAGCGCGTGTGGTGCGACCTGAACAATCCAGTTAGGGCGGGCAGCGACTTCGATCAGATGCTGAAGCTGGGCCTTCATGATCTCCGCACCTCCCACCGCATGGTGGAGACAGCTCTCGTCCATGACGACGAACACCATGGGCGGCCTGGCCCGCGCCAGCGTGGCTTGGCGCTCCACCAGAACCGAGACTCGCTCCGCTCCTTGCTCGGGCGTGATCGAGCCACGCTCGACGTAGCCTTCTTCCTCAGCCTGCGCGTACTCCGGCGTCTGCAACAGGCCCGGGATGATCCCCACGTCGTACAGCCGGATCTCCACCGCCCGGCTTTCCTGAGAGACGTACTCCGGGAAGCCCTCTCTGAGTGCGCCGTGCCGGATCTGGCCCCACTGGCGCTCGAACGACGCGGTGGTTCCGGTCAGTTCCATGGCCACGTCAACAGCCACCGAGAACGGGCGGCTTGGCGACTTACGAGTAGTTTCGACGCCCGAAACGTGCCGCCCCGAATAGCCCATCCGCTCGGCCAGATCATCCTGCCGCCACCCCCGTGCCTCCCGCTCGCTGCGCAGACGTGCGCCATACGCAGCCGCCGGCCCGGCTTCCGGGTTCAGTTCCTTGCGGTTTACCAACGTGTCCTCCCTCACGCGAACGTTGCTGAGATGGCTGACTCTAAGCCAGTCTGGCCTCGCTTGGTAGTGGAGTCACTACGGAGAGGAACAATCGTGTGTGCTGAAAATCAGCCCAACACCCGGCGCCACCTGGGCGAACACGCCACCCGAGGGGGTGAACAAATACTCTCGCCCGGAAATGCGTTCGAGGCAGAACGCGCAGCGGAGGCTTTGCGCGAAGCACTGGCCGCCGTGGGCGTCACGGTTCCGGTGGCGGCCAGTCCGCACGTGTGGGGCTCTGCGACACGTGGGCCGGTGCGCTTGATTGAGGTCGGCCCGATACTCCCCGAGGTCGCAGCCCGGATCACCGACGCCCTCAGGGCAGAAACCCACCGCCGAGACGCCGAGTTCAGCCGACCGCCGTGTGGTCAGGACAAGGAGCACGACCGGTGAACGGCCGGACCGAGGACGACGACCCGGAAACGCCGCCCGTCCCGACCGACCCCACCGAGCCGGACATCACGATGGTCGAACTCCGACGCCGCTCAGAGGCACTGGGCCGCAAGATCGAGGCGCACTTGAAGGCGCTGAGGCAGCGGTGAGCGGCGGCTACCGGTTCGCCCGGTTCCACCTCGTGCCCACGCGTGGCCAGCTGGTCTTCCGTGCGCAGTGCGAGGAGATGGGCCCGAGGGCTGAGACCGGTGATGCGGCGATGATGTGGGTGGTCTTCCACTGGGAGGACCACCCGGACCACACCGTGTACCGCGAACTCAGCTCCACCCCGTACCTCGTGGAGCCCCGCCGGTGAGCGCCGGACGGTACTTCGACGGCTACTGGTGCGAAGCGGTCGCACGGTCCGTGGACCTGGCCGACACCTGGCGCCTGAGCGCCCATCGGTCCCACAGCCCAGAGCACGCGCTCGTCTGGCTGCGCGACCAGGCCCTGCGCCTGGCCGATGCCCTCGGCCACGAACCACCCTTCGGCGCCACGGCCAACATCTTCCGGGACTGGGCCGCCGACCACGCCTATCAGCGCGTTCAGCTCACCGCGCTGGCGGGCGGGCAGCCGATCAGCGCGAACGCCTGCGGGCCGGACCGCATCCATGGCCAGGGCCGGGACATCGAGGTCCTCTACTCCCTCTCCGCCCGGCCCATCAACCGCGACGCCACCACCCGGCGCCTCCTCCGCGCCCTCTGAACCACCCCACCCACAGCTCGGCAGTCGACCAAGGGACAGTCATGTTCGAAGAGATCAGCTTTGCCAACTCCGACCGGGAGGAACTGGAGGACGCCGCGCAGGAGTTGTTCAACCACATCAAGGACCTCGGGGTACGCCTGGACGACATCGACGTCCTCGACCCCTGCGACGGCTGCCGACGCCACGCCTACCTCGTCCACCTCGGCAACCTCACCCGAGACGACATCACCACCCTCAACAACGCCCTGCGGCAGCACCCGGCTGTGAAGTCGGTGGCGGGCCGTCCATGACCCACCTCCGCGCCCACGCCCTCCGCCTCCCCGCCGACCAGATCCACATCGGCGACTACCTCACCTTCGGCGGACACACCAGCCGCGTCACCTTCGCCGAACACCGAGGCGGCCTCACCCGCCTCGAACTCGACGCCGACACCCGCCTCACCCTCAAACCCACCACCCACCTCACCATCACCCGCCCCACACCACCCCGACCCCGCCCATGA